GACCGTGCTACACTGTAGCATGGACCGTGCTACACTGTAGCACGCGTGTCATGCTATAGCATGGCATTGTGGTTAGACCATAGGCGGAAATGAGATTAAATGAGATTATGTCATCATTTTCGCAGCCGTTTCGGCAGTACACACGTCCTCCAGAAATTCATAGCCAGCTTGGTCGTCGAATAGTAATTCAGAACCCGTCCAGCGTAGTCTGGCTCTTCTTCTCGGGGCGGTACATCTTCCTGAAGATCGCGGTCAGACAGGGCACCGCGATCGAGTTCCCCGCCAGCCTGTACAGCACCGTGTCCGAGTAGCCGAGCGCCTTCACTTTCTCATACGCCTCGTCCGAAAAACCTTGGAGACGCCAGCATTCCAGGGGCGAGAGCTTGCGGAATCTCATTCCGTCCAACTCGATCTTCGGTATGTGTCCGCCTCCGCAGGCGGTCGTGACGGTCGGGGACATACCAGAAATTGAGTAGATACGCTTTATGCAGTCGTGGCCCTTCCCCGCCAGCGTGGCCGTCTGGACGCACACGAAGTTGTCCGTCTTCCTCGACCCGGCCTGTGTCGTCACGGTGAACGCCGTGTCCTCGGTCCCCTTCGGCTTGAACCTGAAGCCGTTGCCCTTGTCCATCTGCTTCCCCGTGCTCCTCATGAGGCCCTCCAGCCTCGACTCCGACAGGTAGTACTTCTCCGGCACGTCCTCCACGTCCTCCAGCACGTCCTCCAGCACGCGCCCGTCGGGACACGGCTCGGGGAACTCGAACACGCCGTCCAGCGAGGACACCATGAAGCACCTCTTCCTGCTCTGGGGCACGCCGTAGTCCTTGGCGTTGAGGATCGCGTACCTCGACTTGTAGCCCAGCTGAGCCAGCGCGTCCGTCATGCGCCTGAACTCCGGCTCGTTCTTCGGCGAGAGGATCGCCGGCACGTTCTCCATGACCAGCGCCCTCGGGGGAACGCCCCGTGCCACGGCGTCCCTCACCAGCCTGATCACCTCCCAGCAGAGAGACGAGGCGGTGCCAGATCCCTCAACCATGCCCTCTTGCTTTCCTGCAATCGAACAGCTTGTGCAAGGATACGACCAAGTCACCAGATCGCAATCGGGCAGGTGCTCCACCTTCGTTATGTCCCCGAGGTTGGGCGTGTCCCCGTGGATCGCGCAGTAGGCCCTGTAGGCCTGCGGGTCGATCTCGCAACAGATCGCATCGTGTTCGATCCCCAGTTCTACCATTGCGGCTCTCGTTGCACCTATTCCCGAAAAAAGTTCAACCATCCTCATTCGCATTCCTCCTTCCATATCTTCATCGCGGCTTCCTTCAGCGCCTTCGTCATCGGCCATCCTTCGACGGCCTGCAACTCGCGTGCCTCCGTGTCCACCCGGCGCTCGTCCGCGCCGTGGTTGACGGTCCACGAGTTCTGCGACAGATACTCCGAGGTCCACATCTCGATGCGGTCGCCGTGCTTCGACGACCACACCTCGACGTGGAATCCGCGGGGACAGCGCGCCATCTCGCCCGCGGCCTTCTTCATCCCTGATACCTTCATCACTCACTCCACCTCCCTGCAGAAGCATCCGTTCTCGAACTCATCTATCTCCCAGTCTTCGGCGAATATCATTTCGCTCTGGGGGTCCAGCGTCGGACTGATCTCCTTCGCCTGTTCGTCGTCCTCTGCCTCGAAATCCGTGTACGCGTAGTACTTGAAGTAGACTCTGTACTTCATCTCACTCCACCTCCGCATACTCACGGAATGTTATGAACTCCATCTTCTCGTGGTCCTCTATGATGACGATGTAATCCTGCTTCACCTCCACGTCTTCGGCCTTCCTTATCAGAAGGTCTCCCCATGTGAGTGACGCGTGGATACCTCCCCATTCTGTGGATATGCTCCACCCATCGGCAAGGCATAGGAAGTTGAATCCTCCCACGCAGAAGTCCTCGCCCTTATCGACAGCCTTCTGTATGCTCTCAACCATCTCTACTGCTTCTGCTCTATCCATCTCACTCCACCTTCTTGATGTTCCTCATGCCGAGCAGGGCATAGTATACCAGAAGGGTCTCGTAGTCTGAGAACCCGCACTTGTCCCTGATCGCGTCCATGTCGTTCGCCCTTAATCCCCGGCCGTACAGCTGGGTCGCTATGTCGTATGCTTCCGTTCCGTTCATTCACTCTCCCTCCTCGTCTTCTTCCTCGATCTCTATCCCGCCCTCGATGGTGCGCAGCGTCTGGGTGTAGCGTGCGGACTATCCGCACCCGGGGCACTCCAGCATCCCCGTCGCGAATATCATGTCGTCCGTGATCCACTCCATGTCGTTGCAATCGCTGAACAGGCGGCTCTCCCCGCACCTGGGGCATCTCATATCCTTGAACGAATCCATGTTCATCTCACTCCACCTCCGATCTCTTTCCGTCCTTGTATCTGTACTCCATTCCAATCAGTCCTCCTTGTATCCTATGACGGCATCCATGCCTTTCATCTCGGTCACCTCCTCGGCTTCGCCGAGATACTCGATGAGGTTCATCAGTTGGTCCTCCATGTCCGTCTCCCCGAGCAGTGCCCGTGCGAGATTGCAGCACAGGCTCTCCTTGTCGTCGTAGCCCATCTCCATCGCGCGGTCGATCATGTCGACCGCCACCGCACGCGCCAATGATATCGGCGTGTACTCCTCGCATAAGAACTCCTTGAGTTCCCTTGCTGTTTTGAAATCGATCTTCCTATCTGTATCCAAGAAATAATACATTTCCATTACCTCCATTCTCCGCGTTATGTACGGACCATTGTAAATATAAGTGAAAGATAAGATGTTTATTTAAAGGTTTTCTCAGCCCTCGATCCCGACGATCGCGTCCTGCGGACCCGCCGTGAACTCCTTGCTCCTCGGTCCGTGGTAGCGGAGCGCGACGCTCAGCCCCTCCGACGCGTAGAAGTCGTCGTGCGAGCCGTCGGTGTAGCCCGGCGGGATCTCCCCGTCCGAGCGGATGACGATCGCCGTGGGAACAACGCCCCTTATCCGATCCAAGTCCCTGTCGTATCTCCCGCCGTAGGAGTACACGATCCTGAAGTTGTCCGGCAGCTCGGCGGCCCGAAGGAGCCGAACCATCTTCGTGTATGCGTAGAACCTGATCCCGGCGTGCCTCCTCGCCGTGTCCAGCCACGCCTGAAGATACTCCTCGCTGAAGAAGTCCCCTGTATCGTGGACCCTGATCCGAACCTCCCTGCTCTTCGCCGTCGCTCTCCGCTCGGCGTCGTCCAGCTCGGCGTCGAGCTTCGGCCAGAAGGTCCCGTCGTCGATCATCTCCAGATTCTCCGCGTAGGCCTTCTGGGCATGATCCAGCCCCATGCGGCCCGTCTTCGCGTAGCACCCGTATCTGCACGCCCCTGCGCCCGGACACGTCCTCGCGGACGCCGGGATCGAGACGTTGTAGAAGACGTATCCCTCATGGGCCTTCATCGTCTTCTGCATCTTGCTGTTCTGTCCCAGGATCCTCATCCTGCTCATGCTCTCGCCTCCAGTATGCACTCGTATCCCTCGGGGATCTCGCACCCGTCCCATGCGAGCCAGTGTCCGCATTCCGAATCCAGCAGATCAACCAGCACGCGCTCGTATCTCTCCCTCTCGTGGCCGTCGCATTCCAGCACGGCCCTGTGGTAGTAGCGGACCGCGTTCTTCCTGCTCTTCCACTTCTTGACTTCGCCGTAGCAGATGACCGTTGCTGATTCGTTGAACATTTTCAATCCTCCTTGCTCTTGCTCTCGCATCTCTTGAAGTCGCTTATCGGCCTGACGTTCGCGCTGGAACGGCACGCCTTGCAGTAGCCCCTGTTGTACCCTCCGCAGTAGCTGCAGCGGTGGGTGGGGCCCGAAGGCCCCTGTTTCACCAGCCCATCTCCTTCCTGATCGCCTTGATCCCGGCGTGCCTGGTGTAGCCCGCCGTGAATGCCAGATGGTTCCCCAGCGCGTTCGCGCCGTGGTCTCCTATCGACTTGTTGGCCAGCCACTTCCGGCCCTTCGCGGACACGGCCTCGAAGGTCCAGATGTTGGTCCCGTCGTGATGGAACTGCTCGACGACGAGTTCGTCCCTGTCGTTGTCCACGTAGACGGACACGTCGGAGACCCATCTATCCCAGATGACCTGTCCGACCTCCCTGAAGTTCCTGACCACCATGGCGGTCCTGTGGACGCCGTCCCACGCGTGGATCTCTCCGCGCATGACCAGCGTGCCGTATTCGTTCGTCATCCTCTCGACGGTCTCCGCGAAGAGCTGCCTCATGTACTCCTCCTCGAACTCGAAGGTCCCGTCTTCGCCTCCCTGCTCGTGGATCTCGTACGGATCCGACGTATACACCAGAGTCTTTCCCATTCTATCAACTCCTCGGCAGTACATGCCCTGCCCGGCATCGTCCACTTCATGCGATGGTCGCGGGTCGGTCGCGGACGTTGGCCGACCTTTCGCGCCTGAAGGGCGCGCGCGTGGGAGCAACGCGCCCTCCTCGGGTTCAGTCGAACCCGAACACGTTCTTCATCCATTCGCCGAGCGTGGTCGCGGGTCCGTACCCCACGACTCCGCCGTCGACGTCCTCCATCCATCTCCCCTCTTCGCCCATCATGTCCATCTCGGCATAGACGTATCCCTCGGGGATGTTCCCGTCCTCGTCGGGCTCGTAGTCCTCGGGGTCCGGAGTCTCCCATTCATGGACATGGACGCGTATCCCGCAGCCCAGGTCGAAGGTCATGTCGTCCCATTTCTCGGGTTGCATCGCCAATACGATCGCCCTGCTCACATCCCCGTAGGGGACGATCCTGCATCCTCTCTCGTCTCTCATTCATCTCCCTCCGTATCTCTGCTCCGCAGTCTCCATGAAGGCGCCCTCCTCGGCCAGCCGTGACCGCACGGCGTTCTCGATGGCTTCCCTCGATATTCCTTCATGGGCCAGGGATACCATGACGACGGCCTCCTGTATTTCGACCCATGTCCAGCAACCTGCGGTCATGACTCGATGCTCCTGAACGCCCTGTACTCCTTGGAATACCAAAGAGTGGCGACCGTGCGGTCGTTCATCTCTTCCAGCGCCTCGGCCAGTGTCAAGTCGTAGACGCCGTTCGACCAGTAGGCGCGCGGGGGTACGGCGCCCTTGTCGAAGGAAAACCCCTTCCCGACCACAAAGTCGCCCATGCCCGGCTTGTATGCTATGCATATCAGATCGAGATCGTATGTGATCCCGATCATGCATATCCTCGTCCCTGCGTTCTCCAGTTCATTCAGCCCTTCCAGGATCTTGACATCCTGTCCGAGTCTGTTCATGTCCTCTCCTGCTCCTGTCAGCATCCGTATTCCTCCTTCCATGCCTCGATGTCCAGCTTCTCGAAGTCCTCGTCGAAGTCCCCGATGAGTATGATGCCCTCGTCCAGCCATTCGGCTGTCTCGACGACTCCCTTCGGGTCCCCGAAGTCCACGATCTCCAATCCGATGTTCAACCCATCCTCATACATCTCACAAAGGACCTGGCAAAGCCTGGTCATCCCATAAGATGGGTCGGCCTTTGTGCTCCTGTATCCGAGATTCTTGACCTTGTCCAGTGCCTCATTCAATGCGTCCTCGACGAACCAGTGGACATAGATGCCCACTACAGGACCGTGGTCCCCGACGCTCTCCTTCGGTACTATGATTGCTCTGTTTCCCATTCTCATTCCTCCTTGACTGTCACATCCAGCCCGAGCGTGGGGAAATGAATCCCGCCCGAGCACTTGCATTCATCCACCATCTCCCTCACGACATCGATGATGTCGGGACCGCATCCGTTCAGCATCGCGGTCAATAAATCGACTCCGTAGCTGGGGTCGTTCGATGCGCGATCCCAAAGGAACCGCGCGCATTCTTCGACGACCTGATTGATTCCGTACTCGGTCATGATGTATCTCACGACCTCCTCCTCGTCATTCAGTGTGTCGACTACCCTGTCGTTCGTATCTCCGAACCTTGCCTCGAATCTCATCCGAATCACCTCACGCGTACCATGAGCAGTACATCTCCTTGCCGTTCCACTTGCCCGCGAACTCATAAGAGCATACGCGGATCATGTTGTCCCTCGGGTCGACTCTCCTGAAGAACTCCTCGGATGCATCCTCGGACCCGATGATAGGGTACGCGATGCCCGACATGAACCCCTTCTCGACCCTCTGGGTTCTCATGGGCCTGACCCTGACGCCAGTCGGCGTGGCCTTGACGACCTTGTAGAAGCTGACGTTGGTTTGCTCCCATCCCCAGCTCGATGCCAGGATGTCTCCCTCTCTCAGTGCGTGCTTTATCTCCTGAGCCATTTCGATTCCTCCATTCATCCGATTCTATCCCCTTCGGGATTGGATGCCCTCGGACTCGGGTTTATCCATTGACCCGACGGTTGGGATGGCCAGCCGTCGTTTGGTCGGATCCCGCAGTATGGACCCCTGCGGATGGGTTAAGGGGTTTGGATGGGGACGGGCTCAGTCCTTGAACCTGAGCGATCCGACCCCTTCGACTGTGTTGGCGACGACCAGCGACCTTAGGCGCGGGTCGGCGACGTCCTCGGCCTTGATGTTGGTACCATCGAGTCCGCCGTTTCTGATGAACTCGAGTAGTGCCTGCGGGTCGGCCTTCGCGACTTCGGAGAGTAGGACCTTCCTAGCGGTCGCGAACTCGGCCTTGGTTCCGTCGGCGGTGAACGACCCTATCTCGATGCCGTTCATCCCTTCCTTGATGATTGCTTGGAACGCGTCGATGTCCTTCTTCTGGGCATCGGCGATGGCCTTGGACGCCCTATACTCGGGGTCCTTGGCCAGCGCGTTCCTTATGGTCATGGCCTGGGCCATGACCGTCTGAACGCTCTCGGACCTGGTGGCATCGCCGAACTGGGCCAGTGCCTGGGCCAGGTCGTTCTTAAGTCCCTTCGCAATAACGTCGTACTCAGACATTTCAGACTCCTCCATTTTCGGCCCGACTGGGTGATTTAAACCGCATCGGACATGATGGGACCGCTGGCCGTCGGCCAGCGGTTGGATGTTAGAATCTGGCCATGGCATGACCCGATAAGCCATGCCACGGGTTGGGAATATGTCGAGTTATAGGCTGGCCTAAAAATTACTGAAAGGCCTAAAAGCCACATAGCGGACGCTAGCGCATCCGCTGATGTAGGCGCGAATTCGCCTATAACCCGTGTTTGCCTGAGGCTTCACACACAACAAAACTCAATACTACGCATGGGTATATAAATATATGCATTGCATATAATTATATAGGGAAATAAAAAAAATATTTTCCGCGATACGGAATTTTTTCAGCGGATTTGGGGGGTGTGGACAAAAATATGCAGCACCAATTTCGAGACCGATATATCTACTTCCATGTCGGGATCCATGTCGCGATCCAAGCAGAAGCCGACATCCGGACCCGGTCGGGATCCGAGTCCGGGTCGATGTATAGGTCTGCGTACGGGTCCGAGTATGGGTCGGGTCCGTGTCGATGTATAGGTCCGGGTCCGGGCACGGATCCACCCCCGCCCCCCCCTCATATATCGTCTGTCCGGTATCCCATCGTCCGAGCCTCCGGCGTCTGCTCGGACGCTTCCTGTTCCTCCAACGATAGCACTTCCGCAACACACAGAACCTTTATATCGGCGGATCCCCATCGCATATCAGCAGGCATACTGGAGTCATAGCGGGGACGCACCGGGCAGTGCTTCCGAGCGGTCCGTGGCGAAAGGTATCCGTGCTTGTCCCGGCGCGGCCTGCGATGCGTCCCCGTGCGCCGGGCACCTTTATATCGACCCATCGCATACCGTCCCATGCGAGGGGAAGGCTTCTCACCAGGGTCCGCGACCGTCCTCTCGCCGTCTCGATTCGCGTTCGCCGGTCGCGGTCCCGCCTGCCGTTCCTCTGTCGCCGCCTCCGCCGTGCGTAACGATATATATCAAAACCGATATATCGGGAGTAGGTGAGTGAGAAGTGATCCTACCCAGGAAGGTGCTGCGGGACGTCAACGCCCTTGTGGCACCGCAGAGCAGATACGTCGACATCAGGCCGTCCTCCGACGGCTGGAGCATCAGGGCCGTCTCCACGGACCATGTGGCCATGGTGGACATGACCGTCCCCGCGACGTCGTTCGCGTCGTACGCGTACGACAGGGAGTACAGCCTCGACACGCAGGACATCAAGCGCGTCCTGGCGGTCGCAGGCGACGAGGTCGTCTGGACGGAGAAGGACGGCGAGGTCGTCGCCGAGTCGGGGCCCATGAGCATCACCATGCCCATGCACCCGTGCGAGGGCGAGAACAGGAGCGTCAGGGTGTTCGACTACCCGGCGGGGGGCATCGTCGGGGCGGGGGCGCTGGCTCCGCTGTTCAAGGCCATGGACCCCGCTCAGCCTTCGGTGCGCATAGGCGTGAAGGACGGGTGCGTGACGTTCGTCGGCAGGGACAAGGGCACCCGCAGGGGCGTCAGCCTGACCCTCTCCGGCGACGACGTCGCGGGCGTGTTCGGCGAGGCGGCGTGCAGCCTGCCCGCGCCCAGGCTGAAGGAGATCGTGTCGGCGCTGCCTCCCGACGTGGCGGCGGAGCTCGGCGTGGGGCACGACATCCCCGTGGAGCTCGGCGTCGAGGCGGGGCTGTGGAGCGCCAGGTGCCTCATTGCCCCGCTGATCGACGAGGAGGAGCTGTGAGATGCCGGAGCCCAAGACGGACGAGAGGCTCGTCTGGTGCGACGAGTGCAGGGCGTTCGCGCCGACCACCGTGGAGACGTTCGACTGGACGTGCCCGTCGTGCCATGCGCCCATCGACGTCCTCAGGTGCACGAGGTGCGGGTATGTGTGGAGGCCCAGGAGTCGCACGATGCCCAAGGCCTGCCCGAGGTGCAACTCGTACCTGTACGCGGTCAGGCCGATCAGGAGCGACATGTTCAGGAGGAGGCTGAGGGCCAGATGACCACGCCCGAGGACGCCATGATCGCCATGGCGGGGGTGGCGGCCAACAGGCTGATGGTGCTCGCAGGCCTCATGAGGGCCGAGGGGCTCGACCCGCACAGGGTCGTCGAGGCCGTGAGGTGCGTGGACGTCGCCATGGACGGGCTGAAGGCCCGTCGGGCGGAGAGGACGAGAGGACAGCAGACAGAGGAGATGCAGAGATGATAGAGGAGATGAAGGAGAGACTGGACGCGGCCCTCGGGGCCGTGGGGCTGAAGCACGACGAGTCGTCCGCGGACGCCGTGGAGATCTTCGGGGCGACGGACATGCCGTCGGCGCCCGCCGACCTGAGGGTCGCGGACCCGCAGGAGCAGGCACAGGCGGAGCAGGCACAGGCGGAGCAGGCACAGGCCCCCGAGCAGAAGGAGAAGGACGGCAGGTTCGACCCTGTGGACAACCCGGCGCACTACTGCGAGGGGCGGACGTACATGCCGATAGACGTCATAGAGGACTGGGAGCTGGGGTTCAACCTGGGCTCGTGCCTCAAGTACATCGCGAGGGCCGGAAGGAAGGGCGACGCGCTCGAGGACCTGAAGAAGGCGAGATTCTACCTGGACAGGGAGATCGGGACGATGGAGAGGAGATTCAAGGAGGAGTGAGACGTGGGTGTTAATATGGAGAACGACATATCGGGGATCATGAAGGACGATTATACAGGGGAGGTGTACAGGTGCCCCAGATGCGCGAGCATCATGCACACCGTCTCCGAGGACCAGAACGCCCGCAAGAGACCGCTGGTGGGCCTCATATGGAGGGAAACCCCTCCCAAGTGGGGACCCAAGGACGCCAGGGTCAGCAGGACGAGCTACAGCTACGCCTATTGCGACGCCTGCGGACTCCCCGTGGCCCTGCGCATACAGATGAGATACGGCACGCCGGCAAGGAAGGGCTGAGAGCATGGCCGAGGTCAAGTGCAGGGTGACCGTGGAGACCGCGGAGAGAGTGCTGGCCAAAGAGATGTTCGCCTCGCGCAAGGACGCGGACACGTACATGGAGCAGTATCTGGCGGAGGAGGACAACATCCTCGAGCGCGTGGGGCCGGGGGCGTACACCGTGGCGTTGGACGAGTTCTGCATCGACCAGTGGGTCTGCGCCGTGAAGAAGCTGGTGGTCGTGTGACGACCAAGAAGAAGCCACAGGTCGCACAGGCCCCGCGCGTCATGATCGTCGCGGTGAAGGGCGACCCCGTCCATGGCAACCACCAGAAGGATCTGCCCGCAGAAGTCGTGATGCGGTTCGTGGCGGACTGCCTCAAGGGCACGTTCCTGAACGGGAGGAACAGCATGGTGGCGATCGTCCCGCAGGTCGAGGGCAACCTGAGATGGTCGATCGATCGCGTGGTCCGGTACGTGGATCTGTTCTGCACCACGGACCCTTCCAAGGCGCAGGTCGTCGCCGACATGATGACCGCGAAGTACGATGAAGCAGGGGGCAAACCGGGCGATGTGGGTACGTCCCTGCTCGTCTGGGAGTTCGACCGCTTAAATATGTCATACGACATGATACCGCTAGAGTGATGCACCCATGGCTGCGAAGAAGAAGGTCGAACCTGCATCCGACGAGCTGCCCGCGATCCCCGTGGTCGGCGAGACGCCCGTCGAAGCGCCCGTGACTGAAGACGAACCCGCAGAGGTCCCCGCACCTGTCGCCGAGCCTCCCGCCGAGGCCCCCTCGGAGGAACCCGACCTCAGGGAGGAGATCCTGCGCATCCTGAAGATGCGCAACACGCACAAGCCCTCGCCGTCCCTCGTGGAGTTCACCATGAGGGTCAACCTGAGGAAGCGCTACGCGCTGATAGACATCGACGGCGACACCATCGCCGCGGCGTGGGCCAGATACAAGGAGCTCGCGGGGGACGTGGACAAGGAGGGCTTCATCATCCTCGTCCATGAGATCATGGAGAAGGACCTCCCGCGCATATTCCGCCAGGTCGACTACGTCCGCCTGGACTGAGCCTTCTCCCAAACCCTTTACCACTTTTTATACTCATACGCGCATATGCGCGACATATGACAGACAGATCCTCGGATGAACCCATCGAGCCGATGGAGAAGGCCATCAAGCTCGGGAGGAGCGATAAAGAGAAGGAGGGGCAGGACACCGTCGCCACGCCAGGAAATCCTCCCGGCCAGGAGAGGGGGGAGGAGAAGAAGAGCCTCTTCGACAACGTCAAAGACAAGGTCAAGAGAGGGGTTCAGAAGGTGGCCGACAAAGTGCTCCAACCCGGTGACAAGAGCGTCACCGATGAGGCAGAGGCCGAGACTCCCGACAAGCCCGATGAGACTGCTGGCACTGTGGATACGGACACTGCCGGCAAAGTCGAGCCGATCACCCCTGTAGACGATTCCAAGGACGAATCGAAGGTCGAGGATGCCACAGAAGAGGCGGGAGTCGACGAACCCGCACCCGAGCCCAAGCCTGAGCCCGCACCCGAGCCCGCACCCGAGGAGAAGCAGGTCGAGGAACCTGTCGAGGAGCACGAAGAAGAGCCTGTCGAAGAGACTCCTGAGGAACCGGTAGAGGAGTCCACAGAGGAATCCACCGAGGAACAGCAGGTCGAGGAACCTGTCGAGGAGCACAAGGAGGAACAGGAGAGGCCCGAGAAGCCCATGGCCATCGTCCAGGCGGAGAACCCCGACGTCAACTGGCGCAAGGCCAAGAACGTCATGTCCGCGCTGGCTACGACCGCAGGGGACACCACATCCAAGGGCTGGGACATCGCCCAGGGACTGGTCAAGATGTGCTTCACCCAGCCCCATGCGATCTCCGGCACATCCAGAGCCATCGGTCTGGCACTTGCATCCGTGGATACCGCGGGCGACCTCGGGATGAAGGCGGCCAGGCAGTACGGCGTCAACATCGACAACGACCAGGAGCTCAAGGAGGACATCCTCAAGGTGCGCCTGTACAAGAGGGCGCAGAAGGAGGGAGAGGAAGCTGCAGGGAACACGTTCAGGACGATCTCCCAATCCCTGAACGACCTGGGCGTGGACGACATCAGGGAGATGACCCCCGAGCAGCTCTCCAAGCACATCTCCGACATAGAGGCCGAGCGCCAGCGCATCGTGGACTCCCTGGAGGCCAGCAGAGGCAGGAAGTGGGGGATCAAGGATATCGGATCCACCTATGACATCCTCAAGTACAACAACTCCGCGGCCAAGGACCGCGGCCTTCTAATAGCCCAAGCCAACCACCTGCAGGACTACATGAAGAAGCTCTCCGCGCAGGCGAAGAACCTCAGCGCCGCGGATGCCGAGAAGCTCAGGGCGCAGCGTGCGACCGACAGAGCCAGGAGGATGCGGGCGTTCGACACGCTGGCCGACGGCCAGCCCAACCCCTGGAGCTCCATCCTGCGCCAGATGGATCCGAAGTTCAACACGGAGCTGGACCCGGACACGGGCCTGCCGGTGAGCCCCAGCGCCATCAACCGTATGATCAGAGTGACGACGGGTATGCTCCAGAAGCCCGGTATCACTCCCGAACAGACTCAGAAGCTCAGAGAGTCCATCGCAAAGCTGGCGGAGCACGCCAGGAAGATGGAATACGAGAAGCGTGCGGCGCCTCTCCGCGAATACGGCGAGCTCTGGGTCAAATTGGCCGAGACCAGCCCCGGGATCGCGAATTACGTGGACAAGGTCCTGAAGGGGGGAACATGGCCTTCCGATCAGCCTACGCAGTACATCCGCAATGCCATCGCGAAGTTCTATCTCGAGATGAAGCACAACGGAAGGACCGAGGAGGCCAACACGGCCCGTATGCTCATCCTGTCGCTGGATCAATTCGCAGAGAGGAAGAAGCTCAGCAACATGATCGCCAATTCCAGAGGCAGGCTGAGCCAGCTCAACATCTATCACGCCAACGCCCTCAAGAGGTTCGAGACAGAAAGGGAGAATGTGATGAAGGAGCTCAACGCGTTGCCCGCGGATCAGACCGGCAAGGCGAAGGAACTCAGGGATAGGCTCAGAGACCTGGATATGAGGATCGAGGTCGAGAAGAACATCGACGGGAATATCGGCGACGAGGAGGTCGAGAACGATGTCATCCAGCTCTCCAAGGACTACCTGGCGTATCATGAGGCTCTGATGAACGCGGGAGGAGACCGCGGGACGCAGTTCGATCCGAAGAACCAGGCAGTCATCGATGCGGGGAACAAACTGGTGCGTCAGGAGGAGATGCTCCGTCAGAAATACAGTCCGCCCGACCTGAAGCGCTGGTCGAACAACGCGACTCAGCCTCAGCCCAAGATAGAAGAGTTGATCGACGAACCGCCCCAGCCGGGTCCGAAACCGAAATCGAATCAGAGAAGGAGAAAGGGGAGGAAGAACAAGGGCGAGGACCCGCGCAAGCCCGACATGGACCAGTACGATACGTCCAAGCCGTATAAGACCGGCCCGGGTAAGGACAAGGACGGAAACGATATCGAGGTCATCGTCGATGCCGACGGCAAGCCGATCCTGGACGAGAACGGCAACCCCCGCAGGGTCTCGACGTTCAGGAACACGGACGGCACTGAGAGGAAGGTGGAATCCGACTTCGAAACGGGGAAGAACTATGTCGGAGAATTGTTCGAACGTGTCGCACAGCCTGTTCCCGAGCCAGAGCCAGAGCCAGAGCCAGAGGTTGTGACCCCTGAGACCCCAGTCGAGGAACCAGTTGAGGAACCAGTTGAGGAACCAGTTGAGGAAGAGAAGCCCAAGTGGTACGAGACGCCCAAGTGGAAGACCTATGCCAAGAGCATGAATGCCGCCGATCTCAAAGCGGAAATGGGCGACGAAGACTATGCAGCCTTGAGGAAACTTCTCGGACCGGAAGGCAATGGCAGGGGAGGCCTTTGGAAGGATACACGTAAGAATGGATTCAGGGCCTACCTCGCTAATAATCCGATCGATGAACTCGACACAAGTATCGGTATACCCAAGCTAACAGGGAAGGACATCCAACTCTATATTCAGGCGGTCAAGAACTACGAGGAGTATCAGAAGAAGGTCGCCGAGGATGCGCAGAACGCACGGAATCAGACTGCAGGAGACTCGTCATCCATCCCACCCTTCTCCGACCTGGCTAATACGCATAACAGGTTCTTCGGCGGTCGCGGGTTCGATGCACGCAGACCCGCATCTGTGATGAACGACATCCTGAAGCTCTCGGGAGAAAGAGGGGAGGAACAGCGCGAGATTTTGAAGGGACTCGTGAATGGGGACATCGACACGTACAACGAGGTCGTGAACAACATCCTCAGAAGCTACGGCATCCCCGAAGAAGAGCTTGGCAACGCGAAGCTGAGCAAGCTGAAGTCGTGGGTCCAGCTCAACCTGAACGGACTCGTATCCACGCTCCAGCAGAAGCAGGGGAAGAAGAGGTCGAGAGGCTCCAATCAGTACAAGCAGAGGGAGATCGTCACACCCGAGACCGTGACTCCAAAGACTGCGAACCCTGCTCCGAAGCCGAGAACGGAGCAGGAGCAGATGCTCGATGCGATCAACAACGGTGTTCCCTTCCCGAATGGGAAGGATGAGTTCGAGGCCTATCTCTCCAAGCTGACCAGCGCGGATCCCGCTATAGTCAAGGAACTCATGACCGATCTGAAGGCGACAGATGACAAAGGTATCGCGTCTCAAATGATAGATGCATTCCTCAATTCCTCCGACAATACCAAGCTGCACAGATTCAATGACGGAGGAACCAGGCTCAAGCAGGCCATCTACACCTCTGCGACAGCGCCTACGGAGGAGGAATTGAAAGCCCAGTGGGAGGAGAAGCAGAGGAAGGAAGAAGAGACCAAAAAGAAAGTCGACCAGAATCTCAGAGACTACCTGGAGAGACGCATCGAGGAGCAGAGGGCCAACGGTGTGGACGTAGACAGTCTGTATACAGACGACGTCAGGAACGAGATCCTTGATTCCATGAAGAGCTCTCCTTATGAATATAATGACGCGTTCGTCCACGCTGTGAGACGCTTCGTGAACAGAGATCTCGCAGATACTCTTAGTCCAGAGGAGATCAAACAGAACGAGGCGGCCAAGGAAGAAGAGGCGCAGTCCGGCGCTCTGACGTTCGATGATGCTCTGAAGGACGGGAAGAACATCAAGCGCAACAAGAACGGCAGCTATGCCGCGGGGCGCAAGAAGAACGGTACATACCAGGGCGTGAAGAGTCTGAACAAGGTCTTGATCGGTATCAGCAAGAACAAGAACGCCAGGACTCCTGAGGATTTCTCCAAATTCATGGACATCTGCACGGGCATCTCCAAGATGAAGGACGAGGCCCTTTCTCAAGTCTCATGGAGCAAACTCAATGAGATCCGCGCGTCCTTCGACAAGGATATGCTCAAGGAGAAGATGAAGTACAACGGATACGGGGATGCCGATGCGGAGAGACTGGCTGAGAGATACTCGAAGACCGAGCTCTCTCCCGACACCATCGGCGCATATGTCGGCGCTCCATCTTCGGGAAAGAATACGAACGCGAGTGGTGCTATACCGAAGCTGCCTGTGTCTCAGATGGGCCCCGATGACCTCAGCAACATCCTGAACGATTATGGAAGCGAACAGAGGGATGAAGCATTGGAGAGGGTCAAGAACTACAAAGGCCAGTATGATGCATTCCTAAAGGCCCTTGGCAAGACCTCCTTCGACGAGTTGGACCCGACTTCGCAGAAGACATTCGAAAACTGGGTTCCCTTGTTCAAATACCTCTCTGAAGGTCCCAAGGCCCCCGTAGAAGAGTCTCCTGCATCCGAGACGCCCCCTGAGGTGCAACCAATCGACGAATCGCTGGACGATTTGGATTTCGACTACGATGAAGATGGATCCGACACGGGGGTAGAGAGTGCTGAGGCGCAAACCGAGTCCAAGATCTCGGACGACGAAGAAGATTTCCAGATCGATGAGGAGAAGTCCAACAAGGTCATGGTGGATGCAAAACAGTTCGATGATAGATTCAACGAACTGGAGGAGGTCACGAAGACCGGAGTCACCAAGAAGAATCTTGATGAAGTCATGAGGATCGTAGACGATCTGAGCAACGCATTCGCAGAAATCGATGCGAATTACGGGGATGATACCATCTCCGAGGAGGCGGCCTCGGAGATCGACCGCATCGGCGAGAAGAATGCGGAGATCAACGGGTTGGAGAATGACTGCGACGGCCTCATGGAAGCTTATACCTCCCCGTTGAAAGGCGAGGATTGGCTGGAGGAGTTCGAAGCGTCATTGAAGAACTCCAAGTGGGAATCCGATCTCGGCAAGCAGATCGCCAAGCTCCTGATCAGGATGCACTCGGGAAAGACAGTCCGTACGGCTAACTACAAGGGTAAGGAGTACAAGCCCAAGGATAATTCGAGTCTGATCGCCGACGAAGGCGAGCTGGCGGGAGACTTGGATTACATCAATACGGACCCGGGATTCGTCGCCCATGGCGAACAATCTCCCGAAGAACTCGCCCGTGAAAGGGCGTTCAAGTCCCGCGCCTCCATGTCGTTCAGCGACCTGCTGAAGGAGTACGGATGGTGAAGAGATGCGCGAGGAGGTGAAAAGTCGAACGAACGATTGATGGGATGCGTCGAACGATGAATAGGTCGGTGCCCCGCGCATGAAGTATATCGACGATCGGAGATATAAAGGAAGCGATTGGCATGAAGAAGGAGCAGAAACCCACGATGGAATATCTGGACGCACGGGAGCCGATCCCGTACGAGAACAACGCCCGCGACAACGACGAGGCGGTGCCGTTCCTGATGAACAGCATCCACGACAGCGGGTTCATCAACCCCGTCATCCTCGACAAGGACGACATCATCGTCGCCGGACATACCCGCATCAAGGCGGCCAAGGCCCTGCTGGAGTCAGGTGATTGCGGTCTCTGGGGAGCGCCTCCCGAGGGGATGCCGCCGTCGGACCCACGCTACCGCCAGTACCAATGCCTGGCGCCTCTGGTGACCTGCGTGAGGGTCACGAATCTCACTCCCGAAGGGATCATGGCGTACCGCCTGGCGGACAACAAGGTCCAGGACTACAGCGGATGGGACTTCGAGAAGCTGGACATCGAGATGGCCAAGCTCGACGAGAAGATCGATCTGTCCAGGTTCGGTTTCGACCTGGCCCCTCTGACCTTCGACATCAAGGAGCCCGAGAAACCCCTCCCGGAGGCCCATGGAGACACGTTCGACCTACCGCCCGTGTCGGACACCTATGATGGGGCGAAGGCCTCCTACAAGGTCATGGCGTTCGTTTCCACCGAGGAGGAGGCGGATGATCTGGTCGAGTACTTGGAGTCGATGGGGTATGACGCTAAGAAGCTGAGATGAGTAGCGAGGGGCCGTGAGAATGGAAGAAAACCCGACCCCCCTTCTTGCGAGAACCGTTGCCTGCAGGGCAAAGGAACAAGATTGATAATACGCGCGGGATATAAGAACCTAGCGGAAGGTCGTTTTTCGGGACTTTCGAACGATACAGCACTGTATCGTTCATTTCCTTACGTTTCTCGACGATTCCGAACGATTCGTATATAAAGAAACGAACGTGAATCGGGATCTCTGTGAGGTCCGATACAGCGATACAGCGAATCCGATGAAATCTTCTGATTCTGATGCGTCAGAGATCGTTTTCAGTTGGATGAACTGTTCGGTAATGCCCGAATATGTGCATATCTCGTCTCGATATATCGGTACAAACTCCGATAAAATCCCGATAAAACCTGGTAAAAACCCCGTATTTTGATATCGCAGTCCACATGGCGATTTCAGGTAAAATTGTTTATATACGACTATCGTCATGTTCTTGTGGTATATATCTATATCGAATTTCAGATATTATGGATATAGTTAGATTCAACCTCATTATCAGAGCATTTTGCGGGAATTTTGTATCTTTTCATAAGTAGTATTTAAAGAAGTATTCTATTTTATATTCTATTATACACTGTTTCCTACGTACGATACAGAGATACAGTAAATACGTATAATAAGAATTATTTATTGTCTACAGGGAGAAAAAGAGGGGGAATAAAGTATAGGGAGAAATACACACGGAATTTGCCGTCGGTCTATATCGGACCTCTAAAACCCTATATTCCGATAGGAAATCATGTTTCCATGAGAACGCCCCCGAATCCTCGGACTCGCGTATGCACACGCGAGGCAGCGGAACAAACCTAGAAATACCCGACCGACCTTATCATAGGTCGCGAGAGCCGGAAGGTGCGCACTCATCCGAACAGAACCGCGAGGTGCGGAACATACCGGAACACAGAAAGGAGCAACGAGAATGGAGAGAAACGAGCATCCAGGCATAGAGACGCCCGACTACATCGCCCTATGGGGGAAGGAGTCGTCCGAGGAGGACGCATCCAAAGGCACGAAGAATCCCAATGAGGGTGACGAGTCGGACGACGACGATTACGGGCTCCGCGCCCCGTACACGAGGGAGAACATCGACATCTCCGCGAGATGGTTCGACGTGCCTCCGATCGTATTCTGCGGAGAGACGGCGAGCGACGAGGAATACAGGCGCGAGATCGAGACCCTCAAGACGTGCTACTCGTTCTTCAAGGTCTCACCGAGGGGCAAGGTCTCGTTCGACGATTTCGAGGTCTCGCGTTACGTGAAGGCGCATTACGTCGTCTTCTCCGAAGCGGGAGACATGTTCCGCTACAACGGCTTCTTCTACCAGCCGTTCCCCAGGGTCTGCTTCGACAAGATCATGTACGGCATCTCCAAAACCTTGGAGATCGCGCCTCCGACCCTGGGCAGCATCGAGAACTGCAGGAACCTGACCAGGACCGAGAACCTCATCATGGACCTCCCGATGTCCAACAAGGAGGAGTACGCGGACGACATCGTCCCGTTCCAGAACGGCCTATACAACGTGGACAGGGACATCCTGCTCCCGTTCACACCCAAATACTTCTGCACGAGCCTCAGGGGCGCGACATACGACCCGAGCATAAGGCACCATTCGGTCGAACACGTGTACAAGAGCATCATCCCGGACTCGGACACGAGGATGTTCTTCTTCGAGATGGTCGGGTACATGCTGTTCTCGCCCGAGCAGACGATCCCCGCCATGTTCTGCATCTACGGACCTGCCGAGACGGGGAAGAGCGCGCTGGGGAAGGCCATAGAAGCGGCCATGGGTATCGACGTCATCTCGCATCTCGACCTCATGCAGATCAGCGACAAGTTCACCACCGCAGAGATGGAGGGAAAGCTCCTGAACATCTGCGGAGAGACCGGCACGGGGGTCTTCGGAGGGCGCGTCCGTTCGGACGGCCAGCTGCTCAAGAAGATCTCCGAGGGGGGGGTCGTCACGGTTCAGCGCAAGAATCAGAGGCCGTTCGAGATGAAGGCCACCGCCAAGCTCCTCTTCCTCACAAATTCCGTCCCCAACTTCGGGGACACGACGTCCGGTATCTACCGCCGTCTCTACATCATCCCCTGCCGTCAGAAGCAGAAGACGGAGGACCGCATCTACGACAAGCTCACGGACGAGGAGGCGGTGTCATGGCTGGTCAACCAGGCCCTGAAGGGCTACAAGCGCTTCGTTAGGAACGGCAACAAGTTCGACGTGTCCGACGAGATGGAGAAAGAGAAGACCGCATTCAGGACGCAGGAACCCATCCAGGACTTCATCCTGAAGAAGTTCGGAACCCTGGACGTCACGACGGTCCATGTGGGCCTGCTGCACACGAACTCGGTCAACGAGGTCTACCAGGAATATCGCATGTACATGGACGACTCCGGCGGGAAGGCGCTGGACGTCCGCAAGTTCAGCGAGAAGCTGCGCAACGAGTACGGCCTGTCCTCTGGACGCAGGCACATCAGGAGATGCGACGGAGGGGACACCACGGAGGCGTTCTTCGTGGAGCCCGGGTCCGATCGGGATGCTAACAAGAGCAGGAGGAAGGGGGCGGGAGAATGAAGGAGGACATGAAGCGTCATGTCGACACCTGGACCGTCGAAGAGGTCGTGGAGACAGTCCACGGCATCCCTATAATCGAGATGGCTGGGAGCACCTATGTCTACAACGGCAGGTGGTTCGAGAAGGTCGAGTACCCCGATATCCGTCTCCTGCTCATCAAGGTCATCCGCGAGTACTACACAGCGTCGTGCGCCTACGACGTCCCTGAGCAGATCAAGTTCGAGGTCATCGAGTTCCTGCGCAAGAAAGGCCACCTCAGTGATCTGAGCGACCTCCCGCGCGACATCGTCGAGCTCGGGGGCGAGGATTGCATCAGGTTCGGACCCGTGAGACCCGCCGAAGGCGAGGAGACGGGCCGTTACATCCTTACGGACGCGTACCTGCGCGAGATGGGCGACCTCGGCGTGTTCTGATAGCATGTACACGCTGATGGAGCACCAGAAGACGGCCATCTTCATGATGGACGCCAACCCGTCTCTGGGGTGCTTCTACGCACCCGGTCTCGGGAAGACCGCGATCGCCCTCCACTGGGCGCTTGCGGCGCTGAAGGACGGCAGGATCGACGACGCGCTGATCGTCTGCCCCGCCTCGCTCGTGCCCAATTGGGAGGCGAACGTGGAGAAGATGGCGATGTTCGAGGGTGTGACGCCCTCCGACGTGGCCCTTCTGAAGGCGAAGGTGACGATCAGGTCGTTCCAGAAGACCTACAGGGTCACGAAGAGGACGATTCACCACAAGAACGGCAAGGAATCGGTCAAAAAGGACTTCGCCTTGCGCGACGACGTGGACAAATTATGGGGAGCGGTGTTGATCGACGAGTCCCAAGGCATCGGATCGTACAAGAGCAGGCAGACGAAGGCCTGTCTGACCCTCGCCAGGCTCGCGAAGTACCGCTACATCTTCTCGGGAACGCCCATTTCGGGCTCCACGAAGGCCGGCGGGAAGGACTATGCCAAGCTCTACGGGCAGTTCAACTTCCTCCACCCTGGATTATTCCCCACCTGGGCCATGTTCTGCAAGGATTTCGTCACCTCGTATGACAATTGGGGCAAGCCGAGGCGCTACAACGAGCCCGCATGCGAGGGATTGATGGCAGAATACGCCATCGCGGCCCGTCTGGAGGATTGCGTGGACATGCCGGACCGCACGGAGACCGTCATCCCGTGCGAATTGGAGGAGAAGAAGGTCTACAAGGACATCATGGAGGGTCGCATCGAGCAATACGGCATCGAATTGGCCAATGCGGGAGGCCAATACCGCAAGGTCCTGCAGGTCTGCAGCGGTTCTCTGAAGCGCGAGACCGATACGCTGACCCTGAAGACGTCCAAGGACGCCGTTCTGGCCGATATCATCGACGGAACCGATGACAAGATCGTCGTATTCTGCAATTACAGAGCCTCGATCGACCGTTGCAAGGCGATTTGCGAGGATAAAATGCGGAAAACGGTGGTTTTCGACGGCAGATCCGCAGGACCGACGTGGAAGGAGTTCCAAGAGGGCGATGCGGACGCGATCGTGCTCCAATATCAGGCAGGAGGGGCGGGATTGGACTTGTATGCAGGTCATACGATGGTTTTTTATGAGCCTACGCTGTCCGCACTCCTGTTGGAGCAGGCCAAGGCGCGCATATATCGCAAAGGACAGACGCAGAAGTGCCTCTACTACTACCTGAGCACCCCCGATTCGCTGGAATCCGACGTTCTGGACTCGGTCCGCAACGGAGTGGAGGTCACGGACGACGTCCTGTGCAGATTGGCGCACGGAAGGCTCCGAGGAAGGTGTCGAGATGAACTACCACGAGCAGAACATGCTGAACCATTGGTACAATGAGCGCCTGTACGACAACAAGGACTGCGTCGCGCCGTTCTTCCGGGGCTACACCGAGGAGGACATGGGTAAGACGACCCTCGGAAGGACCTCCTTCCACTATGACACTTCCAAAAGGAGATACGGAGTCATCGTCCTGCATCCTTCACTCAAGAAGCACAGGATCCTGATGGAAGGCGTGCTGTGGCACGAGTTCTGCCATGCCTGGGAATGGAGCGAGGATGCCACCACCGGCCACGGATCGGCCTTCAAGAAGCGCGAGAAGAGCAACATGAGGTTGTATTTCTACGATATCCTCGCGAAGCTCGCCTGTCCGTTTATTCGTTGATATAATAACAATTTTATTTGCACCAAACATATAAATATGGTGCAAACATATCCTACCTCAGCGCCTAAGCAAAGTGGCGCAGGAGATAGGAAATGGCAGAAGAAGAGAAGAAAGGGCTCATTCCGCCTCAGGCCGTGAAAGCAGCTGAGAAGGCGGCTTGCGAGACCGCGCCTGCAAGCACTGCGACGGGGATCCTCAAGGAGATCCTCGAGATGGAGTTCGATCCCAGGATCATGCAGAAGATGAACCTGCTCAGGCAGGAGGTCGTGAAGCTGAACTGGGTTCCCGACGGCATGATGGTCGTTCAGGGAAGATCGGTCTCCTACATCACCATCAACAAGGTCAAGGCGAACCTCGCACCCGTCCTGGCGAAGGTCGGGGTCGAGCTGAACCTGTTCTATGATGCTCCCGAGAAGCTGCCCGGCATCGGCAACATGTCGCAACAGTGGAAGGTCGCCCTGTATGGCAGATTCATCGACTGCGAGTCCGGCGCCAGTGTGCTGACCCGCACATACGGTGTTTCCGCGGATTCGGGAGACAAGGGACTCAAGAAGGCTCAGACCAGCGCCCTCGGCGTATGGCTATACTCCCAGTTCCTGCTCGCCGACTTCACAGACTCGGCGGACAACGAGGAGGACATCCCCGTGTTCCGCATGAAGAACCCGCAGGAGGTCGAAGAGTGTCGTTCCAAGATACAGGAGCACGCCGTCAAGCCCGCGACCCCTGCGAAGCCCGCCAAACCTGCCGTGAAGCCCAAAGAGGCTCCGAAGGTAGCGGAGGTTCAGAAAGAGCCTGAAGTGGCTCAGAAGGCCTCGGAGGCCCCCGCAACAGCCGATGCGCCAGCAACGGAGGAGAAGGTCGAGGAGAAGAAGGAGGAGACGGGCACCATGAACGCCCCCAAGTCCGATTTCAAGCCCTCCGCCATCCAGCAGAGGGCGATCGACAAGATCGTCGGCGAGTGGACGCAGGCCGCACAGGAAGGCAGGATCTCTCCCGAGGCGTTCAATAAGATGAGCGTCTCGTGCGCGTCCATGTCGTCCAAGGCCGAGGCCACCAAGTTCATCGAGAACTTCAGGGAGGTCAAGGAATGAGGACCTTCGAGGGCCCCTCCTGCCCGTTCGAGATAGACGGGAGGCGCATCCGCACGGACGGCAGCGTCCAGCATAAGGTGTCGGGGACCTCGATGGCAGGGATCCTGGGGCTGTCGCCCTGGTCGTCCCCGTTCCAGGTGGCGTGCAACCTGCTGGGGCTCTGTCGCGAGGACATCTCCAGCAAGCCCGCCATCAGGACGGGACAGATCCTAGAGCCCGTGGTCATCGACTACCTGGACAGGAGGTACCCCGAGAAGGGCGTGTTCCTCCCTGCCGAGGAGGTCTTCGAGAAGCGCGAGGGCGACCACGACGCATGGGTGTCGGATTTCGCCGATCCCGTGTTCGCGGGACACGTCGACGGAATCGTGATGTCCAGAGACGAGAACGCTGAGGAGCGCATCCTCGAGATCAAGACGTCCAGCAACATGGACTCGTGGGTCGACGGCGTGCCGGTGTACTACTACTGGCAGGTCGCCCTGTACAACGAGTTCCTGACCCAGAAGGACAACGCCTTCGTGGGGTTGGGCATCGTCAACATGGACACCTACCGCGATCCGCAATCGTGGGTCCCGTGCGACCGCAACGTCATGCTGTTCGACATGCAGATCGACCGCGCGGATGTGCAGGCCAAGATGGAGCAGATCCGCGAGTGGTACAGGGAGTACATCCTCAAGGGTGTGACTCCTGAGTACGACCCCGAGAACCCGAAGGACGTCGAGATGTTCGACTTCATCAGGGGTCTCGCGGACGATATCGAGGACGTACGCACCGACGTGGACGAGCTGGATCAGTGCGAGAGGGAGATTGCGGACATCGAGGAACGCAACAAGGCCGTCTACGAGAGGCGCGATGTCCTGAAGGACCGCATCAAGCAGTATATGGTCTACCACAGCATGAGCGCTGTGGACGGCTCGTCGAAGACGGCGACCCTGAGCAAGCAGGTCCGCACCACGCTGGACAAGAAGCTCCTGCTGGACGACGGCATCGACCCCGAGAAGTACTCGGTCAAGTCCGAGACAAACATGTTCAAGATGAAGAAAAGGAAATGAACTTTACACATCGCAAAGAAATGTAAAGTTGTGTAAAGTTGGATGAAAAGTTGAAAGGAGAGTAAAGGAAATGGCATTCAAAGCAACAAAATGGGCACTCAGCAACATCGACATCGACCCCGACGCACCTATCGAGTACATCCAGCCCGAGCCGGGCTACCAGTACCTCCAGATCCTCGGAGCTAGCTGGGACGAGAACACCGCCAGGTACAGTCTGGACCTCAAGAGCCTCACCAACGAGGCCGAGTTCCGCCTGACGTACTTCTTCAGCGACAAGGACGACAAGTCCGTGCCTCCCAAGCTGACCAACAGGAAGCAGATGGGAACGATCGCCTCCTTGGGCAAGGCCCTTGCCGGAGTGAACATCAGCATCCCTCTGCCCGAGGACGTCATCGGCGGAGTTGTTCTTGCGGACGTCTCCATCACGGAGTCCGAGAAGGACGGCAAGATCAGGCACTTCGCCCGCGTCTACAAGTTCGAGCCGGTTCCCGAGGATATCGCTCTGTCCTATTCGAACATCGACCAGTACTATACCGAGGACGAGGAAGAGACCGCACCTGCGGAGGGCACCGAGGAGTGAACCCGAGGGCCCGCAAGGGCCCTCCCAAGGGTTGATGCGGAATGGGAACATATCTGCTGACAGCTACGGTCCGTGAGGATGCCATCGGCGTGAGGTACGTCACGATGCGTGCCGAATGGGAGTTCCCCGTGGGACTCAAGGTAAAGGTGATGATCGCCCGCCATCAGGACATCGACTCCAACGTGATGGACATGTTCACCGCCTTCGTCGTCAAGCGCGGTCGCGGCACGGCGTTCAATATCCCCAAGAAGGAGGTCGCCGACCTGACCGCGGGTACGTTGGTGGACATGATGATAGAAGTCGATGACAAGGAGAGGAGGCGTCTGCTTGCCGACTCCTGAAGGCATCATCAAGAAGGACATCAAGCACGCGCTGGATCAGGCGGGCGTGTACTGGACGATGGTCCCTGGAGGCGCATTCGGACGCAACGGCGAGCCCGACATGATCGCCTGTTGCGACGGCCGCTACATTGCGATAGAGGTCAAGACGCCCACGGGTGTCCAGTCGGACTGGCAGAAGCTCCGTCAGTCGCAGATAGAGGGCGCAGGGGGCATCTACATCCTCGCGAGGAGCGTGGACGACGTGATGGAGGTCATCAGCGATGTTCGGAAAGCGTAAGCGCATGGAGTTCCCGCTCTGCAATGTCTCTGTGGAGACCAGGCTGTACGACGGGGACCCCGACACAAAGGTGGTTTGTGTCGGCTTCGAGGGTGAGTCGAAGGAGCGTGCGGGAATCCTCCTGACTCCCGAGGGTCTGCAGGAGCTCGTGGAATACCTGCAGGAGTACCAACGGTCCGTTCTGTCCTTCGGCAGAAGGGCCTAAACCTTTTCTTTTTATATCACGGGGGACAATCAGGATAGCATCATGGCAGATCCTGACCCCGAACTCGGAATCACATATTGCACGCTCGAAGACATAGAGGACGTGCTGGACCTGCCCGACCCCTCGTACCCCGGGGAGACGCTCCGTTTCAGCGATACGTCCCATCCCAGGGCCGATTACGTTATCAAGCTGATCAAGTCGTCCGAGGAGCAGATCGACAGGATGCTCCACACGTCCTGGAGGGAGGTGCGCGTCAAGGACCGCATCAAGAATCTGGACAGGCCGGAGCACGACGAGCTCACATGGAGGTCCGAGATGGTGGCGCGCGGAGGGATCTCCGTGATGCTGTCCAAGGATCTGAGGCCGTGGGACCCCACAAAAGGCGACAAGATGGAGATGCGTCGTCGCTACACCAATGCATGGGTGGACATCTCGGAGTGGCCCGACATGGACGAGGAGGAGGCCGGGACGGGTCGCAAGCTGGCTTGGTTCGACGAACACGCCGGCATTCTCTACATCCGTCCGAGGCTCATCTCTCCCAGATTCAACTCGCTGAGGATAACCTATCGCTATGGAAAGACGGACCCTGTCCCAGAGGCGATCCGCAGGATGTGCACCCTCATGGTGTGCATCCAGATCCTGAAATCCCAAGCGTTCTACATCAAGGTGGGGCAGGGCGGGGACATCGCCTCCATCCGTCAGGATCTTATCCGCGGGTGGCAGGAGGAGATCAACGACATCCGCTCGTCCTATCAGCGGACCTGCTCCGTCGTAGGATTGTGGTGATCATGGACATACTCGACCAGGTCGACGACCCAGTGATCTCCGACCTGTTGTTCACGGACGATGCGAAGCTGGTCATGGACCTCCTCAAGGATAACTGGCCCGCCACACCGGGACAGGACCCGCCCGTGTTCATCTACGAGCTGGAGCAGATGATGGCCAACGCCCGCGGCGGAGCCATCGCAGTCTATCCCGTGTCCACGACCGAACAGGTCGCATCCTGCGACTACAGGACGGTTACGAGAAGGCCGAGGGTATCCATACTGATCTCGTGCAGATACAGAGAGCAGCTTATGCGGTACATGCGCATCGTCTACGCGATTCTGATGCGCGTCCGCCGTTCGGGAGTCTGTCGTCTGGGCCCGTATACGTACCTGGAGATCAACAATCGCAGGGTGCGCACCGACACCAACGGGTGGCACCAGGCGAACATAGACATCACGCTCACGGGATGGCACATCCCGCTGGTGGAGCCGGGACTATGATTATAAAGCACACAGGAGATGCGAAGAGCATGATATTCGAACAGAAGGTGGTGTGATGAGTTCCATCCGCTACGTATTGGAAGTGGCAGAAGCCAAGAGCTTCTCCGACGAGGATACGACATCCAAGAACTGGTTCGGTCTTCCTCCCGGGGCCATGATGTCGCACACGCACAACGTGTCCACCGAGATGATATACACAGCGGGTTCCAAGAAGCCCGACACCGTCATCTGGGGAGGGACTTCCGAGACGTGGGAGATCAGCTTCACCATGGATTATTCCAATCTGGGATTGCTGAGCATGATCTTCGACGAGCATACGGTCTCACCCGTTTCGAAGAGCGTCGGAGGCAAGGCTGTGACCCGTTACCTCCATACATTCTCCAAGCTCAACAATCAGTGGGTCAAACCGTTCATCATCCGCAGGACCACGCGCAATACGATAACCGATCCGAAGAGCAGCGATGAAGTCACGGTCTTCTCCGGGTGCGTGGCGAAATCCCTGCGCATCTCGTTCTCCTCGGGATCATCCAAGGCATCCGTGACGATCTCCGGTATCGGGAGGAAGCCGATCACCACTCTGACTCCCGCTACTGCGAACTATCAGCAGTACCAGGGGCATCCTGTCGAGTTCTCCTGTATGTTCTACGGGGATGATTATGTAGCCAACGTCGAGTCGCTGACAGTAGGGGTGGATATCGGAACCGCCGTCAGGCGTTCCACATGCACCGCCACTCCTGTCGGATACTACGAAGGCACATCCAGCTTCCAAGTCGGATTCACCGCATACTCCAACGACCCCAAGAGATATCTTCTAAGGGTGTATTCGGGAGGACAGGACCCAACGAATGCCCTCATCAGCGGTACGCAATATGCACCGATGTGCAAGAACAAGGTGCCGATTCCCGAGCTGACCATGACCTCGTTCAACACCTGTTGCGGGGAAGTGGCCAATGGAGACAACACAACTCGGCCTGAGACGATCCAGGAGGCCATCGACAGAGCCGACCTCTATATGAATATCAAGGCCAAGGGCATAGTGGCGAAGAGCTACACCTGGCAGAAGGGAGATGGACGTCTGATCGATCAGATGTCCTCTGCGGAATGCATGGACCTCTCCATCGAGGTGTTGAGCGACAAGAAGGGTTTCCAGTACGGGCCGGACCCGACGGGAGCTTGAGGGTATACACAAGGAGCAGATTGGAATGAGCGTGGGAGACATAGTATTGGATATGAGCAAGTACGGCGGACAGGGGCAGGTCGTTGTCGGCAAGCCCACCTTCCGTAGGAAGAGGGAGAAGGAGAACGCGGCCGCACGTGCATTGAGGTTCGAGAACGACCGGCTCGTGGCGACGGAGCTGGCGATAGGGGATATCGACACCATCGCTCACCTCGCGTACGTCAAGTCCGCGCCCTTCTCCACCTCGCTGGACAGTCTGGAGCCGTTCTACGACTACTGCGACATGCTTGACGCGGGACGTCTGGGGGCCGCAGAGGAGTTCTGGAACGACCTGTCCGAGGCTATCGAGAAGATCGACCAGGGGGCCACGCACCCTTTGGATTGATCTGCGCATCCGATCCCGATCTGGAGTTCGGGCTCCACATCTATGAGTCCAACCTCGAAAGCGGGATGCTTGCAGGCCCCTCCGCCTTGGTATACGGGTATGGGATATACCTCATGGGCGGAGGGACCCCCGAAGGGTTCGAAGACCTGACCGAAACGGATGTGCAGATCCTGATATCCACATACAACGGAATCCACATGAGGGATACAGACAGATTGCTCAAGGGGATCTACACGATGTTCGGAGGGAAAGACGAATGACGGATGACGACGGGTCGGTAACGATTGTTCTCAAGTTCACGGTCGATGAGAGCAGTGTGGACGAAGCCAAAGATAAGGCCAATCGGATCCTCCATGAGGGACTGGGTATACCAGTAAACACCGAAGTGATATCCAGTGAGGGCGGGGATGCGGATCCGAAGGCGGATTCACGTAAGTCCAAGGATGCTTTAACCAGCCTCACATCGTTGGTTAAGGATTACCTCAAGGAGAACAAGCGCGAGTTGACCGTCAAGGCTATCAAACAGGGCGAGGTGGCGATCTCTTCGTCCCTCAAGAAGGGATTCGGCATCGTAGAGGACATCTATGCCAGACTGAAGGCGTCCTCACCCCTGCTTCAAGCCATCGAGTCGTTGTTTCAATTGGCGGTGCAACTGGTATTCATGCCGATCGGGAACAAGCTCGGCGAAGTCCTTATACCCGCCACTATGGATCTCTTGGATAACGTCGTCGACCTGATGGATAAATTCGAGGGCAAGACGTTAGGGGAGATGTTCTCCATCGCCATCAACGAGGGAGTCAAGCTATTCGGATCGTACTTCACCTCGATAGGAAGCATGCTGGAGTCTCAGGGAGACAAAGTAAGCGGTATCGGCACTCTTCTCAGGACGATAGGAGAGTTCATACAAGGCCCTGCAGCGGGAGTACTGAACACGATCCTCACTGTGACATCGTTCATGTTGAGTCACCTGAAGGAGTTCGTGGCGTTATATATCGCTCTCAAGACCGCCGAGCTCGCCATGCAGGCTACCGGTGTTCTCGGATGGGTCGGAGCCAACGCAGGGATATTCACTGCAGTATCTGCACTTCTGGCCGGAGGCGCATCATTGGCCTTGATGAGCGGGATGGGCATGAAAACAGGCGGAAAGGTCCCGTCCACGCCCGGCGGACAGCTCAGAGTGCTCGGAGAAGGCGGAGAGGACGAATACGTCTTTCCCGAAAGCAAATTGGATAGCGTCGGAGGCGGGAATTACACCATAAACGTCTACGGCTATACGGATTCGGAGCTCAAAACCATCATACAGGACGTTGTGAACGAGCAGATCGCTCAGAGTCGCATCAGGAGCGGATTCTGATGAGTGAAGAAGGCGGAAAAGCCTTCATAACCCGCAGGTTGAAGCTGAAGAACGGCTCGATCGAGACGACTTCTGTCGAATTGACCAATGTAACCGAGATAGATTCCACGATAGGGGCTTCTCTCTCCGAGAAAGGGACGATAATCTACGGCGTAGACAACAATTTCATAATAGACCTCGGAACATACAAGCAATACGAGGTCTCTTTCGACCGTGTCACGCCCGATGATTACGACGATAGCTCTGATAGGTATAAGAATCAGGAGCGCTGGTCGAACGGGCATTGGTATCACAGGTTCTGCGACCTCTGGGACGTCTGGCAGAACTATACATTCAACACCGACGGGGAACTCCAAGGAGGTCTCAAATTCGACTATATCCCAGTGGATACAAGTCTATATCCCTTGATCTCGACGAACGTGTTTCTGATAGGAACGATCTCCGCATCATTCGGAGTGCAGAGGATGAAGTGCAAGATGACTCTGCTCGTCGCCCGTGCATCCTTGGACGAAGGTGTGGATCAGGACCTGGTTGATGTCAGATTCGCGCTCAGTTCTTCCGTGAGTTATGTGAAGAGGTACCCTATCGGAGCACAGATGGGCCTCGGTACGCCTCCTACGGAGTATCTTTCAGAATTGCCACAAGACGGTCGCGCATTCTATATGTGGTCGTACAATGGAACCACATATAGTCCCGAAAGCACCGTAGTCGTAGAGGAAGGAATGGTATTCACTGCAGTATGGAGATACCCCGAGTATACCTACGTCTTTGCAGAACCCGGAACTCATGAACTTGAAATTCCATCCGGCGTAGTCAGAGGCGTTGCATATGTGATCGGGGGAGGCGGATCGGGAGGACGCGCATTCAATTCGGGAAAGACCTGCTATTCTGCTGGAGGCGGAGGTGGATCGGGAGAATCCACGATTTTGAACTTCACAGTACCTCTGGATAAGAAGAAGCTGACCGTGACTGTAGGACATGGGGGGTTGTATAAAGAGGATGGCGAAAGTTCGTCGATAGATCTTACAGGAATCCCTCTTGTTGCAGGCGGGGGGAATGCAGGGGCTGACACGAATGGAGATGTGACGATAGTTTCCAAAGGCGGTGCTTTATACAATTCGGGCGGAAGCACGAATCGGGATCTCAATGCAAGAGGAGGAGATGGCGCGTACACACAGGGTATGGGGGTGCCGGGAATTGGAGCATACGGTGACGGAACATTCCAAGGAGGTTGCGGAGGAGGAGCTGCTGATCTGAATCTTACGATAAATACGGTTTCAAACTGCACCACAGATACAACTCTCGAAAAGACTGTGAATGTAGGATGGTGGTATTGGAAGGTGATTTATGAAGACGATCTGAATTGTACCGGGTCGATTGAGACAGTTTCTGGACAACTAGGAAAGCTCAAGATCAAGTGCAGGCCATCTTCTGAAGGATTCTATTATTATAGGGCAATCGTGGCAGATACGAACAACCCATATTATACATCTAGGCGTACCGTGGTGATATCGGGAGTGCATAAAGCATCATCCAGCGTAGTTGGATGCAAAGTCATATCCGTGGGAGGAAATGGAGGTCGTACCGGTCTTAAGGAGAAGATGGGGCGTCTTGGAGGAGGCGGAGGGTCTGCACCTACTGTGACTGAAGCGGCTGAAGGAGATTATATGACACTGGGAAGCGGTCCTGGAGGAGACGGGTTCGTAGCCGTCTCCTTCTTCACGGAGTGATTTACATGGAAGGAAATCTCGTGTTGAAGTGGGTAGACGATTACAAGGGGAGCACAACTCTGGATATGGGGTGTCCCACATCGTACAGTCCATCATTCTCCAAGAGCGTGTCCAAATTCCCCATCGTCACCCGTTCATACAGAGAGACCTTTGCGATCGATTCCAAGACCGGGATGCAACTATCTATCGGATTCGTTCGTAAGAATCCCTTGAATCCCAACGATCGCAGCTCCGACTCTACAATGTGGTCCAATGCCAAGTGGTTGCAGGAGGTGGATTCAGCGATGGACCGTTGGCAGGCGCGCAGCGACGGGTTCACGCTGGTGTTCAATTCATCCAGCGATAAGACCCCGATCCCGATCTACAGCGGATTCCCTGCAGAAGTGAGGAATGTATACATACAATCCATCAACACGCAATACAAGGAAGGGAGTCCGGAGGCCATCTATGGTACCATCACAGCCAAGGTGGGCACGATGAGGGTCAAGGTCAGGAGGAGATGATATGGCGAAGGCGATGAAGGCACAGGGCGATTACACGGTGCTCATGAGCGACAAGGATCGCAACTCGTACTACACGATATTGGGGAAGGTGAAGGGAACTGCGGTCAACTGCATCACTGAATACTCCATCCAGGGAGGCCCCGAGACGCCGTTCGAGATCCTATCCATCCTCATCCCCAAGCAACGCCTCAAATACGTGGCTCCCGACCTGGTGGATGGGATCGAGATAGGCAGGAACGAGATCGTCATCGATGCCGTGGGGTATGGAAGGTATACGGTGGTCAAGTGCAAGTACTCCGGAAGGAAGTATCGCATCACTGCATATTGCAACGCAGAGAGGCTCAAAGGCAGTACCTTGTACGCAGACGGTCAATACACGCCAGAGGGGTGGATCGTAGCCATCCTGAGCGATTCGACATATAATGTGACGCTCGAGGGGATCGTTCTGGACCATGACAACATGTATACCAAGAACGACATCGTCAGATTCTCGAGGGGCACCTCCGTGTGGTATGTCCTGCAGGTATGCGCCATCCTGATGGGTTGCAAGATATGGTTCGCAGAGAACAAGGCGTACGTAGTCGATTGCACCCGTGTATCGAGCAGATTCACGGACCCTGTCGCTTCATTGGACCTGTACCCCGATGATGAAGGCTCGGAAGCATACAGCAGAACGGTCGGAGACCCGACGCTCGGAAATGAGGGTACGGACACGATCGTCAACAGCGTCATCGTCAGGTGTATGGACACAGGAGACGGCGGTATAGAGACCTCCCAGGCCACCTCCAAAGCAACGGTCATCACGGCATCGGACGATGCGTCGGTCAGGAAATACGGCGAGTCGAAAGTGGGTCCGATCTCGGTCATGGAATTGAGAGAGGGTGAGATGGAACTCGAAGAGGAGAAGCCCGAAGGAGGCACCGAGGGCGAGGGCGGAACCGAAGAAGGAGATACGGGCGGTACAGAAGGCGGAGACACGGGAGAGGACTCCGAGAAGCCCAAGAAATACACACTCTCCCAAGGGACCACTTTCGCCACCAATTATATGCGGTATCTCGTAGAGCCTCAACAGAACATCACCTTCGAGATGAAGGAGATGGAGAAGAATGGTGATACGTACGGATGGGTACCGTACTTCTCTGCACCCGCGGCGTGTACGGATATAAGCGATGACGTCGACGAGATCTACATCGATAACGAGTCCTCGCTAACCAACAGCCCAAAGATCCAGAAGCTCCTTCTGTCTCAGTACGAGAGGCACTACCCGGAAGGGACGACTGCATATACATTCGGACTGCAACAGAACATCGATCTGTCTTCGAGTACGAGTCAGATCATGAATGCGCTGTACAATAATTGAGGGGTATTACCCCTCAATCAAATTCTTTTAAACAGGTAGTGGACAGATATCGCAAGTATTCCCGTGAGAGCACAGGCGATGGCCAGTCCTATTGGTGAGAGATGCATCTTGTCGACGGGTTTGATTTCATTGAAGATGGCATAGAATGTGTGAGACTCGGAGAACATTTCAAACTCCAAGTCGGAATATGTCTTGCCATTCGAGTCTATCCAGTACTTGAACTCGGAGCCTTCCTTGGTAGGCGTAGGGATGTCTACGATCATTCCTTGCTCGTCCAAGGTCGTCTTATAGATCTCCGTGTCGACCACGAAGCAGATCTCGATCGGTTCCTGGGTCTCGCCGTCCACCTCTTCCGCCACCAGCGGCACAAGGCAGACCATCAGAAGTATCGGTATCGCCAATAGTTTCCTCATAGTCGATATATCGACTTCCTCGTATATGTAGTCTTCCGATGACTTTACCTAGGCCGACTGCATGAGAGGCGTTGGAATCGACAGAGATATATCTTCGATTCGCATTCGGATGTATTGCGGATAGGGAGGCCACCCGAACGCCTGCTAATCCACTCTAGCAGGTTCCGCATATCTATTATGAGGGTGGAAAAGACGGAGGAGTGGAACAATGACAAGATGTCATGATCTAACTGGTCAGAGATTCGGAAGATTGCTCGTAGTCGCTAGGGCAGAAACTCCAGAAGGGAGGACGAGTGCATATTGGGTTTGTAAATGCGATTGCGGAAATATTGTTATCAGACCGACCTCAGGCTTAAATCCGGAGCACATTCGTTCTTGCGGGTGTTTTAATAAAGAGCATATTGGAAGCTTGAATCGTACACACGGGCTATGTTCAACGCGCCTTTATTCAATTTATTCAAATATGATTTCCAGGTGTAAGTATTCTAATCTGGATAATAGTTATAGGTACCATGATAGAGGGATAACTGTTTGTGATGAATGGCTGAATGATTTCAATACATTCCACGATTGGGCAATGTCGAACGGCTATTCCGATACCTTGTCTTTGGATAGGATGGATAACGATGGAAATTATTGTCCAGAGAACTGTAGGTGGATCACACATCAGGAACAGATGAACAACTGTAGCTTCAATAAACATTTCACGTATAATGGTGAAACACACACAGTTGCAGAATGGGCGAGGATTACCGGGATTTCAAAAGATTATATCTATGGTGGTTTGAGAAGGGGCTGGTCATTCGAGGATATCATGTTGGGAAAACCGAAGACTCCCGCAAGAGGAAAATTGATTGAGTGTAATGGTGAAAAACACACTCTGGCGGAGTGGAGTAGAATAACGGGGATTTCATCTTCTGCAATATTGGCTAGATTGAAGAGAGGGTGGGATGTAGAGAAAGCACTTGTAGAACCTCCCGTGGGGTGCCATGATGTCAAGAAGAATAACTTGTGACCTTACTGGTCAACGTTATGGTTTGCTGACAGTTGTCGATAGGGCCCCGAACCAAGGTAAGAAGGTTGTATGGAATTGTGTCTGCGACTGTGGCAATAAGAAAGTGGTTCAGACGTTCAATCTTATATTCGGGTATACTCGGTCCTGTGGATGCTACCGCAAGGAGAGAGCATCACAAGTCCACAGAAAGGATCGAATTGATGAATTAAGCGATATCAATCAGCTTATAAACTCTGCACTTCATTGAACATCTCATGACTGATGTCTACAGAGTCTTCGAGAAACAGACTCGCACAATAACCGGTGACAGGAAGGCGTATGCAGGTCAGGTGTTCGATTCGAATGCCACCACTCTGCATTTCACTCTCCTCGATAACGGAGAGGCGTGGAACTTTCAAGACGAAAACATGGTTCCCAAAATAGTCTTTAATGTCTGTGACGAGCGTGGATTCCCCTTCGTCTACGGATATGATACGGCCCCGGTCTTCGACGGATTCACTATATCCCTGCCGTACGAAGTGACCTCCCGTGCGAAAAGTAGCAGACTAGAGTATCAATTATGGTGGATCCGCGCAGATCTGGCCGACAAGTTCGATGGCACTGCCAACGGTATGATCGTCGGCACCTACATCCTCAGTGCGGTCGACGGAATCGCTATCAAGCCGTCCTGTGTCAAGCCGCCCAAGTGCGGATGCGGAGGCGACCTGCCCATCTCCCCCGCCGTGAATCCCAGCCTGATCTCCAGTCTGGAGTTCTATAGAGAACATGCCGTCCTCATCCCTATCGAGGCCACCCAGCCCCTCAACGGCTCCGGTATCGACCTCACAGTCCACTCCCTGAGCGGCCAGTGTCAGACCGCTCATCTCCCCGTGGCGACGGTGGATCTTAACGGTCACGTCAAAATCGACAATCTCCCCACGGGCAACCAGCCCGGTCAGATCCCCAAGCTCGTCGGTCCGATCATGAAGGACCAGGCGCTCGTCTACGGCCAGGTCGAGACGCAGTTCGGCTATGTCAACGGCTTCGTCGGTGCCGACCTGGCGGTCGCCCTGGAGTATGTTCCCATCGAGGAGAACGGCAATAAGACCAACAGGCACCTCCTGCAGCTCAAGGCCCCCAACGGCAAGATCTTGAGCACCGTCGACCTCCCTATCGAGAACGTCATCAAGGGCGCCGAGTACAAGGTGGAGGAGAGGGCCATTTGGTTCTACTTCGAGAACCCCGAGCTCGACTTCTCCATCCCGCTGGACGACCTCGTGGACCTCTACAAGGGCACTCCGGGGGAGATCGTCGTCTCCACCAACGGCACACCCACCGCAGGCGTCGCCACCGCGTACAAGATAGGTCTGGACCCGTCGTTCAAGTCCAACGTCGATGAGCACCTCGGCGACATCTACGACCCGCTGGCGGTCGCTCCCGGCAACCCTCACGGTATGACCAAGAGGACCATCGGCCTGGACGACGTGGACAACACCGCAGACAGGAACAAGCCCGTCTCCGTCGCTCAGGAGGCCCGCATCAAGGAAGCCGAGGGCAAGGCGGCCAGGGAGCTGGAAGCGGCCCGCGTCAAGCTGGACGAGAGGATTCTGGGCGTAGAGGCCGAGTCCCGCTCGAAGGACGTCGCTCAGGACGAGGCGTTCAACCTCCTCAAGGAGGACTTCCGCGTCTGGACCACCACCACCGATGGTACGCTCAATTCCATCAAGGAGACCGCCGTCAACAACCTGGAGGAGGCCAAGTCCTACACCAACGCGCAGCTGATGACCAAGCAGGACAAGCTCAGCGCCGGCAAGGGCATCAGCGCGGAGAAGCTCGCGATGGGTGTCGTCGAGTACAACGGTCCGTCCATGTCCGTTGACTCCGTCCTCTCCAGCGAGTCCACCAACGCCGTGCAGAACGCGGTCGTGACCAAGGCTCTGGCCAAGAAGCAGGATACGCTCATCGCAGGCGAGAATATCGCCATCTCCGACAGCGGGGTCATCAGAGCCACCCTTCCCGCAATCACAGTCGACAACATGCTCAGCGGCATCTCTGAGAACCCTGTGATGAACAAGGTGATCACCCGTGCCCTGGACCTCAAGGCCAACAAGGGCGAGGGCGTCGGCATGTGGAAAGGTGCGCAGAACGAGAACGGCGTCGGCGTGTCCGAGTACCTCTACAACACCGGCGACGTCGTGGTCTATGACGATGCGCTCTATATCTCCAAGGTCGACAACAACTGGCACCACCCCGATGACGAGACCTGCTGGGCCGTCGTGAGGGGCGGAGCGGTGTCCCAGATTGTCGGCATCACGCCCGCGACCTACATCGGAGTGTTTGGAAACGAGACGGACACCGAGTACGTGCTCACCCATGGACTCAACAGTAGGAACCTCGTGTTCTCGTTCATCACGAACGACGACCGCCACGAGTTCATCCAGGCCCGCGTCTGGTCGCCGACTCTGAACACCATCCGCGTCAGATTCACCTCGCCTCCCGGCACCAACAGGATAATCGTCAACATCATCAAGGCGAGAACGGTCAACCCGTCCGCGTCCCAGGACTTCCCTCTGGTGGTCAATGTGGACACGCCCGCGAAGACGTGGACCTATTCCAACGAGACCGGTCTGCCCCTGTACGCCAAGGCGTTCGACGAAACCGGCAACGACATCAACGGCGACATCATCCAGAACAGTGGAACCGAGTTCGACCCCATCACCGTCTCCTTCGCGGAGGCGCAGAAGGGTACCCTGTTCCTGGCCAGCACCACTGCCGACCTAGTGTATGAGGTGGAGTTGGACGGCACCCACCCGTATGAGATCACCGGCCTGACCAACGACAAGGGTTATCTCGTCCAGTGCTTCAAGGACGGCGAGGGCCAGTCCAGGCTGGACATCCATCAGGAAGCAGGGAAGGTCACTATCAACGCGAACCAGGCATGGAAGGGCTTCGTCGCTCTCTATCCTGCTACGGGGAACAAGAAGTTCACCAGGGCCGACCTCAAGAGCGTCACGCACGACGGTTCCCCCTCCTATGAGCTGACATACCAGCACAACAAGGGCAGGGCCGTTGCGGGGCAGGTGTATGATGCGACTGGCCAGGCCATCGTGGATATGCACGTGGAGCCGAACGTCGTGAAGGTCTACTCTAATAGCAACAGTGATGGGACGTTATATATCATCTGAGGAATCAGAGACCGTCCCTGTAAACCTCTTCCAAACCCTTTAAAAAGCTCAATATTGTTGAAGATTCTGAAATCAATGAAAGATTGATTCAAAGGAGTATGAACGTATGGCAGTACAAGAGTTCCGCGTCGATCTCGACATGGGCGGCAACGTTATCAAGAACGCCAAAATCGAGGTTGTCACTACACAGCCCACCGCCACAAGCATCAAAGGCTTCGCTATCTATGGCAAAGACCTGTACTTCAGCGATGGAACGAACATCACCAAGGTTGCAGATGCGAGTGTCGTCTCTGCGATCAGGACCGAGCTCGGAGACAAGCCTGAGGATGCAAAAGGTACCATCTACACCAGGCTCAAGGCCGCTGAGGATGCCATCGGAAATGATACCGGCGGAAACAGTCTCGGAACCAGAGTCACCAACCTTGAGAATAAGGTCAACAACGCCTCTACTGGTCTCGCCAAGACTAAGGAGATCGCAGACGATGCGGTTGCTGCGGCTGCTGCGGCCCAGTCTACTGCAAACGATGCTAAGGGAACTGCGGAGACCAATGCAACTGCAATTGATAGCCTCAATTCCGCTGTCGGAGATTCCACCAAAGGGCTCGTGAAGGATGTTGCGGATCTCAAGACTACTGTCGGAAATGCCTCTGGAGGCCTTAGGAAGGAGGTTACGGACAACACAGCCAGCATCGGAACCCTCAAGACTGACGCAACTACGCTCAAGGGGCAGGTTGGATCTGCGTCTGATGCAGCTGATGCAACCGGCACACTGTACGCAAGGGTTGCCAAGAATGCCGCCGACATCTCTACCAAAGTCGATAAGGTCTCTGGAAAGGGCCTGTCTACCGAGGACTACACCTCCGCCGAGAAGACCAAGCTCGAAGGAATTGACACTGGTGCCGAGGTTAACGTTATCGAGACTGTCAACGTCAAGGACACATCTGGTACCACCGCTCTTACCCCTTCCGGTAAGGCCATCACCATCGACCTATCGAAGTTCGCGCTGGCCGCATCTGTTGCAGCCCCTCTTAACTACATGGGTTCCAAAGACACTCTTGCCGAGCTTCCCGCTGATGCAAAGGCCGGAGATGTCTGGAATGTTAAGCAGGCATTCTCATCCGATGGCCGTCCCTATCCTGCAGGGACCAATGTTGCATGGGTCGCTGCGAAGGATGGAGTCGCAGCTCACTGGGACCCCCTCGGAGGAGAGCTGGATCTGAGTGCATATTACACCAAGGATGACCTTACCAAGGCAGAGGGCGGAGTGCTCAATGCATACCGCAAGGTCTCCGATTCCTACTCCAAGACCGATGTAGATGGCAAGGTCAATGTTAAGGTCGATAAGCTGGAGGCCAGCGAGACCAGAGCCGGGACCTACAAGAAGGTCACAGTGACCGATGAGGGACTTGTTTCCAGCGGAGAGGCTGATCTGGCAGTTGATGACATTCCTGCTCTCCCTGCATCCAAGATCACTTCAGGCACACTTGGTGTCGATAGGATTCCCGCTCTGGATGCGGACAAGATTACGACCGGCACCTTCGATGTTGCGAGGATCCCTGATATCGCGCCTTCTAAGATCACCGGACTTGTTCCGATGGACAAGATGGCTATCCAGGCTAAGACTCAATCCGTCACCGCTGGTGCCAAGACGTACGAGTGGACGCACGGATTCTCCGCAGAGCCTTACATCGTACAGGTCGTAAAGGGAGGAAAGGTCATTATCGGACTCAGTGTGACTTACGACGCAACCAAGGTTGTTGTTGAGTCTAATGAGGATCTCGAAGCAGGATTCACCATCAAGGCCATTGGACCGGTTGCCTGATACCCGAGGGGCTTCGGCCCCTCAAACCCTTTATAACCCATTCAGCCGTTTGTCTATCAAGTGAATGCAAATGGCTAGCTCTACATTCTATCAGGATGTCATCATAAAAGGGGTCGTCAAGACCTTCAATGGGACATCCATAGGCGTCGTCGACACGATGCCCAGCGCCTCTGCCAAGCTCAGCGGCGCTTCTGTCCTCTATATGGGGACCGACGGTACCAACTACCATACCAACACCGTTTATGAGTGCACCGGTTCGGGGTCCTCCTGGACCTGGACCGCCAAAGCCAAGCTGCTCGGCCCCGACATCACCGTGGCGACACAGAGCCAGATCGACTCTCTGACGAATGCGGTGAACGGCAAGCTGGGGAAGACGGAGAAGGCCGCATCAGCAAGCACCGCGGATAAGGCGACGAAGGACGGCTCGGGCAACAACATCGTCAACACCTATGCCACCAAGAACGAGCTCACCACGGGCCTCGCAGGGAAGCTGAGCACCACGGGCAAGGCCAAGTCCGCGGAGACCGCCGACAGTGCCACCAAAGCAACGCAGGACGGTTCGGGGAACATCATCTCGTCCACCTATCTCACCACATCCTCTGCCGAGTCGACGTACGCGAAGAAGTCGGAGATAGCGGCCGCGCTGAAGTACCAGGGGTCCAAGGCCACAGTCTCCGACCTGCCCTCCACCGGGAATATCAAGGGCGATGTCTGGAATGTCGTCGCGGCCAACGGCAACACGCCCGCGGGCACGAACTACGCGTGGGACGGCTCCGCATGGGACCCGCTGGGCGGAGCAGTGGACCTGTCCGCATATCAGACCAAGAGCGTCGGGACCGCGAGCAGGGCGCTGATAACGAACGGCTCCGGCAACATCGCCGTATCCGACGTCACATCCACCGAGCTCGGATACCTGGACGGAGTGACGTCGGGGATCCAGACGCAGATAAACGGGGTCAAGACCACTGCCAATGGCGCCATCCAGCAGGGAGGCACCCTGACGAAGCCCCTGAAGGTCACGGGAGGCGACCAGGCGACGGCAGGGAAGATCATGTTGGACCAGTCCAACAAGGGCCAGATAACGGACACGTCCACCTCGACCCTGTTCGGATTCAACGACTCGGGCACTCTCACCATCGGAGGCACCTCGTACCAGACGGTGCTGAGGGGCTCGCAGGCCCGCCCGACATGGAACGGCAACAACCTGGCACTGCAGAGCGACGTACACTCGGTGCTGAGCGCCAAGGCCGTGTCCGTCGCAGCCTCCGGCTGGTCGTCCAACACGACTATGAGCGGTTACTCGTACAGAGCCTCCATCGCCATCACAGGATGCACGGTGGACCATGTACCTGTGGTGACGTTCGACAACGCTCAGGCAAGGAGCGGTAATTACTGCCCCGTCGCCGAGACCTATGCGGGCGGCGTGTACATCTGGTCCAAGGTGAACACGGCGATAACGGTGCCGTCGGTCATCGTGGTCAAACCCTGAGCAATATCTTTGGAAGGGGCCACCCCTTCCAAAGTCGTTCTCGCACCGACAGACAGCTCATGAGGCCGATGAGGTTCTATGGTTGCTTGGTAGTTTTAGTAGGATAATCCCCATGTTTTAAGCATGGGTATGACGAATATTCTCGGAATCTTCCATACATACCATATAGGAATGCCTGTATTTATACTGAGAAGGAGGGGAAGGGGTTAAGAGGTTTGCTTTTTTGTGGATGGTGTTTTCAGTTATGCAATCGATCAATAGATCATGACGCTCTTTATTCCCGTGAAGCACATGATGGCTCCACCAACACTGTCTGTAGCACCCCCCTCTACCAGGAAATCAGAATAGCTCATGTAAATAGTTCCTTAAAAGGTTTAAAGAAAGAGGTTTTTGATTTATTTCATCCTTCTATAACAGCAGACGATATACTCTTTATATAAAGCCTGTGCATATGAGGATATTCTGTACCTTGCCCATAACCAAATCCATTGCAAGTTATAATTGTACAATCTCCCAACGTTTTTGCATTCGACGGTACAAATATTTTTACAGTCACTAATCCACTTGATTCCGATGAGCTAACGGTCCAACCACGCGTATTATTTCCTAATCCATATCCGGTTAATGTTAATGATACTGGTGCACCTGTATCATTAGATATAGAGATTTTTGTATTTTCGTTCCAAAAACTCAAATCCCCAGCGATAGGATGTACTGTAAAACTAGTATTGGATATTATGGTAGTTTTCTGAGATGGATATCCCTTAAGGGACACACCCCCGGAAATTATAGTTTGTATAGACCCTATAGTCTTTGCTGAATCCTCATTAGGAAAATATGTGGCAGCTGTGCGACTATGCGTTTCATCAACTGGTAGAGTAATGTATCCCTGGGCATTTTTTATATCAATAGCAATTGATTTTAATGCACCAGGATTTGCCCAATGTCCCTGTCCGCTCCCATCGCTCATCCATACCTGCCCCGCTTCGCCGGCGGTAGTAGGCGGATAAATCGTAGTTGAGCCCAAGTCTGTCACACGCCCGTAGGAGTCAATAGATACCACGGGAACACTAGTTCCGCTTCCTGCGGATTTCGAAGAGCCGATCGACTTCAAGGACACCTTGGTTCCAGAAACCGATATCCCCTCTCCCGCAGTGATGGTGCCTCCGCTCGCGCTGATGGTGTTGCCGGAGATGGTGATGTTTGTGCCTGCGGTCAATTTATCTTGCTTTCCCGCCACAATAGTCTGCAACGCCATCAAGTCGCTCTGATTTGCTTTCGCATCGAGGACGCTCTGGTCCGCCTTCAGTGCGAGTTCGTCCTTCGTGGCCAGGTCGGAGACGTCCTTCTGAGCATTGGTGATGCCTTTCATGCGGATGCACCTCTTGATTGGATACACATGCAGGTACCCGTCTTGGACGAGAGTTTATAAGCTTGGTTCTGCATGAACGTGCATGAAAGGCATCATAAACGCCACAGGAATGGCTGCAGATGCGGTTCAGAACGCGGTAAAAATGCGGTTTCTGGGCGTAAAGCTGCAGAAGAAGTCCGTTTCTCAGCCTGGCCTCAGGCCCGATTGCGATTACGCTATTCCGTCCAAGACGGGTAGCCGTATGTGCCCTTGTTCTTCGGCGGTGAGCATGTGAAAGGCATAACCAATGCGCAAGCAGATGCACTTGTCAATGCTGTAAAAGCAGATGAAGGTATCACCTTCACCTGGAAGAGTGGAAGAACAGAAACAGTCGAAGCAGGAGGAAGCGGAGTTCAATTCACTCTCAAGGTTGTGTATTCCAGAGCGTCCGATTGTTCCGGCATCTCTGTGACTGCTACCCCTACATCCGGTGCGACAGCAACCGTGCAGGGAGTCACAAACTCATCGGGAGTTGCGTATCTTACTGTGAAGCAGAATGCAACATACAAAATTACCTCCTCGAAGACAGGATATACTTTCGCAACATCGCCTGAAGTCACCTGCTCCGACCTGACGACCGAGGTCTCGATCCAGTGCTATATTCCCGGAACTGTCACCGTAACTGTTACGGACGAGAAGACGTCCGTCGTCGGGAGAAAAGTCACCGCCACGGCGTCGGGGCAGACGACCAGGACGCAAACCATAGCCGCCGGACAGACCAGCGTGACGTTTTCATTGCCTGCGGGCACATGGGAGTTCACGACCGATTATCCCAGTGGGGCCACGGGTGCGGAGAAGAAGACACAGGCTGTATCCAACAACGGAACATACTCCCTGACGCTGAAGGTCATCTACAACATGGTCTTCGGGTTCAGAATCGCCGTCGGCACAGCCGACCCATCTACGAGGGTCACATATCCTCAGACCATCTTCGGTCAGACGAACGGTGCATACGGCAAGACCCCCGCGTCCGGCACCGGTGCCAACTGCATGAACGATTGGGCTGGGTGCGAGCTGATAACCGGCATCAAGAGACAGAAAGGTTCCGCAGGTGGAGGATGGACCGATATAGCGAATAATGCTGCTTGGCAAACAGGTAACTATGGGTCGGATATGATGACTTATGTCCCGACATGGTACATGAAGATGACCGATGATGGGAAGAACATAGACTGTGCGTTCTCTCAGACGCAGATCAATACCACATGGAAAGATTATGCCGGCTCTGTCGGCACAAATCATATTGGTCATTTCAGAGTGGGTTGCTTTGCAGGATATCTATATGACAATACGGATACTGTGATGTTACTCTCTCAAGGTAATGTCAAACCGACAGTCAGCAAATCGATCACGAACTTCATCACCTATGCCAAGGCCCGTGGAACCGGTTACGACATTATGACTTGGTATCAGTGGACCTACCTCACAGCTCTCGCAGTCTTACTCTATAAGTCCACGAACCTTCAAGCAGCTATGGCGCAGGGTTATGTCGGCGGTTCGAGCGTGCAGTCTGAGACCGCGCTGACATTCTCCAACGACTACGGCATGGCTGGAGGTACATCCACCACACAGCAGATGGCGTTCTTCTGGATCCAGAATCTGTGGGGCAACATGTACCAGTTAGTCGGAGGTGCGAAGACGGATTCGTCGCACAAGCTGATGACGTCGACCGGATACTCGTCCGTCAACGACAGCGATTTCGATAAGAAGTCTCTGGGCGGGCCTTCGAGTAGTCTTAACGGTTACATCAGCAAAGTCGTGGGAACCACAGATGCAGGATTCTTCCCCGCCGAATGTTTGGGTGCCGCAACCACATACTTCGCCGATTATGGCTATGTCAGCACTTCGGATTTCCCGTGTGTCGGTGGCTACTACAACGACGGTGACAATGCAGGTCCTTTCATTGCGTATTTCAACGCTAGTGCCACGGTCGCTAACACGTTTGTCGGGTCGCGCCTCTCCTATCGGCTCTGACACCGCCCGTAAACCATCGCGCCCGGCCAGCCGGAGGCGACGGGCGCATAAATAGGGGCGTAAGCCCCGCCTTTTCGATTCCTATGAATATGGATTTATATCTGAACCGCTATGAGGTCGTGCTCGGAATACAAGGTGTTCCGGGTAGGCGGCATAGTAGACCGCGACTGAGTGGAATTGAACATGAGAATGAACTTGAATGGTCAACCGTTCGCCGATAATGGCAATGTCAACACTTCGAATTTCCCGAATGTCGGTGGCAACTACAACAACGGTGACAATGCAGGTCCTTTCAATGCGAATTTCAACAATAGTGCCACGAACACTAACACGTTTATCGGGTCGCGCCTCTCCTGTACATCACGCTCCAGCCCGCTTTCGGGATTTGGGGAAATCTATGCAGCCTCAGCCCTTGCTGAAAAATAACAGCCGGACGATTTCTTGCCGGCATTGTGCCGATATGGCTTTGGTACTCCTGAGAGGGCGAAGGAAGAAGACATGGCACAAAAAACAGGAGAGTTTTATTTGAAGAGGATCGGAAATATAAACGGAAGAAAACTTTTCGACTGTGCATTGGATAAATCGAACATATATGACGCTATCGACAACGCATCCAAGGACCATGCGCACGATCCGCAGGTTATCTAGATGAAAGAGAACAAAGAAGACTGCGCATATTGGATCTGGCAGGAGTTATGCACGGGTGAGTTCCATTTCTCCAGATTCCGTTCTCGTGATATCTTCGAAAGGGGCAAGAAACGCCACCTCTGCTACACTGTGACATTCCCTGACAGGGTCGTCCAACACGTCATTCTTCAAATCGTCGGACCCATCCTCCTCGGCACCAGTATTCGCGACTCTTATGCGGCTCAGAAGGGCAAGGGAACGCATCTATGTTCTATGAAGGTCCGCGAAGTCATCTATTCCGATCCCGAAGGAACCAAGTATTATCTGAAAGAGGATATCTCGAAATATTTCGACAACATCCCTCGTCAGACTCTGTTTGACCTTGTCAAACGCAAGATAAAGGACAGGAATATCCTGAACATCATCCGCGAGTTCATCTTCGGTGCGCCCGGTCGCAAGGGCCTCCCCATCGGGATGTATTCGAGCCAGATATTCTCCTCATTCATGTTGACCTTCTTCGACCATTGGGTCAAGGAGGTTCTTCACGTTAAATACTATTTCAGATACATGGACGACATGGTCTTCTTCTCGGACAATAAGGTCGTTCTGCATCGTATCCATAAGGCCATACGGAACAAACTCATGGAATACAGGCTCCAGATCAAACCCAATTGGCGCATCGCGCCCACGTCCAAGGGCCTCGATTTCGTCGGGTATGTTCACTGGCCCGACCATGTTGCGATTCGAAAGAGGAACGAGATAAAGTATAAACGCATCTGCAATCACATCCTGAAGTGCATTCGCAAGGGCTGGAGAGTCACGGAGCACATGCTGGCATCAGCCAGATCCTACGATGGGATGGCGAAATGGTGTGATGCCGTCAGGTTAAGGTTTTTGAACTTCAAGCGCGTTCTACGGGCGATAGCATATGATCCATCATGGAACTGTCAGGGGCACGCAGGCTGTGAAGCCCGATTGCATCGAAATCAACTGCAACACCGTGTATATTCGCGGAGACATCGTCCGCAAGTCCGAGCAAGACGAGGACAGGACGATGGAGTACTGGGAGTACACCGAGGATGTCCTCACCAAGTCCGAGTACGAGAACATCTGCGCCTCCGCACCCAATGTCACGTTCGACGCATGGGACGACGGGTTGCAGACGATGGTCAGAACCATTCTCTACAGGAGGATGGACGGCGACCGCGCCAAGGCCGAGAGGAACATCAGGCTCGGGCTGGATGTGAAGGAGAACACCGCGAAACTGAAGGCCATCGACGACTACTGCAAAGCCGTCGAGAACACCAAGAACGCTATCGGCTACCCGAACAACGTTCCTGAGTACCCTACCTTCTGAAAACCTATTCAGGGGTCCGAGAGGGCCCCTGCCCTTTGTCACAATTCACACAGGTAAGAGGAAAAGGTTTGGGGGTCTCTGAAGGTTGCTTCTCCTTCGGGCCCCGCTCATTCTTCGCCTACAGGTGTACGAATAGGAGAGTGGGTCCGCGGTCTGCCCACCGGCCTTCCTGTGCATCTGTACCTCCAGTTCTTGCGTTCGCAAGAGAGGAGATGCTTCATTCTGCCGGCTTCGCTGAAGTGGTTCAGTGGGTGTCTACAGAATGGACAGATATCCAAATCCTTGTCCATGATTGAAAATGCGGTTCTAAGTTTCTAAACTTTACGGTTCCTTAGATTCAGGAGGCTTCCAGACTCTTTGAATTCAATGATAATCAAGAATTTCGATTTATCCCGTTGGATGCATCTTTCGATCACCTTCCTAGGAGGAGGTGATACGAGATGGAGGAACTTAACGGAACAGGTGAGAGCCATGATATGGAGAACCATATCAAAGAGACTCACGCGATGCTGTGCGACATCGAGAAAGACGTGCACAAGCTTTTGAACAGAGGAGGAACAGATAGTATGGGAGAGAATTTCGACAGCGGGATGCTGGCGGGCCTGCTTTCCAAGCAGGGAGTGGACCCGGGCATCGTAGCAATGCTCAATGACAGGACTAGAGACGGAAACTGGGGCGACGGAGGCATGATGGTCCTCCTTTTCCTGATTCTGATACTCGAATACGGCAACAACGGAGGGCTCTTCGGAGGAAGGAACGTCGCTGGAGACGTGGCCGGAGTGGACCGTACCGTTGTCAATGAAGCCAACTATTCGAGGATGCTCGATGCCATCGGCGGAAACCGCGAGGCCATCAGCCAGCTGGCGCAGACCCTCAACTGCGACTGCAACACCGTCCAGTCCGCACTGGCAGGGGTCGACAAGCAGCTCGCTGTCAACCAGGGGAGCATCATCAACGCCATCCAGTCGTGTTGTTGCAACATCAGGACCGAGGTGCAGTCCACCCAGAACGCCATCCAGAGCCAGATGGCCAAGTGTTGCTGTGATACCAATCTGAACATCGAGAGGCAGGGGTGCCAAACCAGACAGGACATCCAGGATGTCAGATATCTGGTCCAGTCCACAGCATCTGCTCAGGACAACCTGATGCAGAGCATGTTCAGTGCGCAGAATGCATATCTCGCTGACCAGTTCTGCCAGATCAAGAGCAGGGAGGACCAGCGCGAGATCCAGTCCCTCCGCGACAAGCTCGCGGAGCAGAGAGACAGTGCGAACACCCTCGCCATCCTCAACGCAATCGCGAACAAGGACGCCATCAGCTTTCAGGGGACCGCCGGCGCAACCGCGTTCACCGGCACCGGAAGTCTCAGCTGAGAACCAATCTGAGGTCTGGGAAGACTATGCTCTTCCTGACCTCTAAACCTTTTCCCTTAACGGGGTGGTGTGACATGGCAGATTATGCGAACATCCTATCAGCACTCGGAAAGAACTACCAGCCGCAGATGGACGACCTCAACCGCCGTTCCGAGAACTTCCGCATCGCCGAGGAGATGTCCTCCAAGGGCATCTCGCTCTCCGACCTCACCAAGCGTCTCGGAGACCTCGAAACGAAGGTCGGGGACCTTGAGAAGGCCAAGCCGAAGGTCGACGAGGCCGTCTTCGCCACGATGGAGTCCGCCGTTTCGGACAACGCGGATGTCATCAAGGCCAAGGAGCGTCTGGCAGACGCCAAGGCCGACGTGATACTCGACCTGTGCATGAAGGACGCGAAATTCAGGGAGGCATTCGAGGAATACAAGGCCACCGTGAACCGCGTCTACGTGGAATCGAAGGAGAAGAAGAAGCCCTCCCATACCTCCGAAAAGGACGCTTCCTGACGTTCTTTCAAACCCTTTACCCATACCTTTTAAAAAGCTTATCTCTCATAAATCGGGTGAGGAAATGATATGTCACCTCACAAAGGATATATGAACATAGCAATCGCGGCGATGCTGTTCGTCGCGGCCTTCGCCGGCGTCGCCCTCATCGCGGATGAGGACGTTGCCGCCGATGCGAGCCAGGAGAAGGCAGTGACCTTCAAATGGACTCAGATGGGCGGTGTCGATATCACCGTTACCAAACAGACCACGAACGGGGGCAATTTCGTCTTCCCTGCCCCCGAGGACGTCTTCGCAGGATATGTACCCGAAGAGGGCAAGGTGTTCGCAGGATGGGAGATTATGGAGGGAGATTCCAGCACGATCTACACTGTTGGGCCCACTTACGTACTGACATCCGATATCAAGGTCAAACCCTATGAGCCCGCTGCACCCGCCAAGGTCATTCTTATATACGGTGATGTTAGGGTCGAGTGTATTTCCAACACCCCTAATGCAGATGTCAGCTCTGCAGATGTTGAGAAATTCGCAAAAGCAATTGGAGCGAGGGTAGCTAATGATGCAGTTGTTCTTGAAGGATACAAGACCGTCGGATGGTTCAACGAGACGGGAGTAGTCTCCGATCTAAAATTCCCTGACGCTGGAAAGACTGTGGAGATTACGCTCAAACTCCTCAAAATCTGTGATATCTCCTTTGTCGCAGATGGTGTGACGATTGCCAAATGCAAGTCTACTGAGCCTGCTCTCCCCGCCTCCCCTTCTAAAGAGAACTTCAAGTTCATGGGATGGAACGATGGAGAGAAGACCTACATGTTCGAATCTCTTGACGATCTGAAGGCCTACGATTTCAAAGGAGACACAATTTTCACTGCTGTCTTCGAGCCTAACACCTACAAAGTCTACTTCATGAACGGCGAGGCTGTCGTTGCCGAGAGATCCTCTGAATATCTCGGACAGATTGACCTTCCCGCCCTCCCTGAGAACTGCACCGCATGGGCCGATAAGGACGGAAATGTCGTCGGCTCTCCCGTCACCATCACCGGACCCGACATGAGGTTCTACGCCGTCGCAGAGGTCGTCAAGTGCAATGTCGCCTTCATCGCCGGCGAGCAGACCGTCGCGACCGTCGAGGTCGTCAAGGGCGAGAAGCTCTCCGCTGAGCAGATTCCTGCTCTTCCCGAGGGTGCAGAGAAGTGGGACTTTGATTTCGAGGCCCCCATCTCCGAGGACGTCGTCATCAAGTCCGTCGCCAAGGTCTATGATGTCACTTTCGACTTCGGAATCATGTACGCTGCGATGAACGTCACCATCCAGGTGGAGCACGGACAGGTCATTCCTGCCGACAAGGTCCCCGCCATCCCTGCCGAGTTCCCCGAGAAGAACAAGAGGTGGGCATACGATGCTGACGCTCCCGTCGTCAAGGACATGACCGTCAAGCTCAGGGACAACATCTACTACACCGTCACCTTCATCGCCGGCGAGCAGACCGTCGACACCGTCTCCGTTCTGGAGAAGACCGTCGTCGCAGCTCCCGAGCTTCCCGAGGGATACAAGGCATGGGACTTCGACTTCACCGCCGTCATCACCGCCGACACTACCATCAAGGCCATCGCCAAGGAGAACGTCTTCGACGTGACCTTCGAGATCGAGGGCAAGACCCCTGTCATCCAGAAGTCCGACTCCCTCGTCATCCCCGACCCCAACGTCGCCGACAAGGTCTTCAAGGGATGGGTCGTGAAGGGACAGACCCAGTACGTGGACCCGAGCACCTATGCCATCAAGGAGGACGTGACCTTCGTCGCCATCTACGACGAGGCCCCTGCACCCGCAGGCCCCGGCTTCTTCGAGACCAACGAGGGCAAGTGCGTCGCCGTCATCATCGGTGTCGCTCTGCTCGCGTTCGTCTATGCCGTCTACACCAACATGTTCGGCATGAAGGACTTCCTGACCAGCATCAAGATCCAGAGGGTCAAGAAGGAGTGAGAAGCACATGACCACAGGAGGGGGGTCCTCCCTGTTCTCCCCATGGCTTCTCATGGGGAGGGTCGGGACGGCGACCCTCCTCTGCCTGGCCTTCTTTCAGATAAAGGTTGATACCATGATAGATGTAACCAAATTCGGAGTCAATGAGGAGTACATGGTCTACATGCTCGTTGCGAGCATCTTCCTCGGGTTCCTTGCAGCCGTCGCGCTGAGGGCCTATGACCATAACAAGGCCGCCGACCACAAGGCCGCCAAGGGAGAGATCCCCAACACCAACAGCCTGCCCTACGACAAGAGGTACGATCTCTGTACCGCCATCGCGTTCATCTGCGGCTCCGCCATCGGCATGTACGCCGCCCCCGTCATCATCGACGCATTCATCGAGGGTGCCGGACAGTGGACCTACATCGGCGTCTCCGCCCTTGCATCCGCGTTCTTCGTCGTCATCCTGATGAGGCTCCTGCACCTCGGTGTCAGGGAGTTCATCATCCAGGCCGGCAAGTATGCTGTCGACACCTCCGAGGCCATCAAGGACGCCAAGAAGGACATCGACACCGCCGTCGGAAACCTCAACGAGCTCAACCCCAGGCAGTGAGTCGCATCCAGTGACCTGAAGGGGCGCAAGCCCCGCCAAACCTCTTCCAACATCCCGTCGCGATGGAGAAACCACGCCGCATCGCACGGGTCCTCCTTGTCTTTTAATACTTCGCGATCGATTGTATGGTCATGTCTACCATCACCGAACAGATTTCCGCTGTTGCGAACGGAGGAACTGTGAAAATGGGGCAGGACGAGTCCGCCGAGGTCGTCATCGAGAACGGCAGGACCTTCACGCTGGACCTAGGAGGGTTCACGCTGACCGCCCCCGCAGGCAAGACCCCTCTGCTCGTCAAGAACGGGGATGTCACCGTCACCAACGGAACCATCGTCGCCGTCGACCAGCCCTGCATCAGGGTCGGAGTGAAGGATGCGACCGAAACATCCAAGGTCACTCTGAACAGCGACCTGAAGCTGGACAACACCGACTACTGCGCCGTCTTCATCGCCAAGAATGCCACCCTGATCACCTCTGCGGACATCCTCACCACATTCACCAAGGGCTCGGAGGGAGTCAGCTCCATCCAGGGTAACGGCACCTCGCCCTATTTCGGCAACAGGTGCGTTGTCAAGGGCGGAGACATCTCCGTCGTCAACCCCGAGGGCAAGGAGGCCCCTGCCATCTATTGGCCCCAGGAAGGAGACCTCGTCATCGAGGGCGGGAACATCACCGGAGACACCGGTATCGAGATCCGCGCAGGAACCCTGACCATCACGGGCGGATTCATCAACTCCTCCGCCTCGGCGTACAGCGTAAAGGCCAACAACAACGGCGCCACCACAATCGGTGCGGCCGTCGCGGTCGCACAGCACACCACCAGACTCCCCATCGCGGTCAATATCTCGGGAGGAGCGTTCACCGGGCCCCTGGGTCTCAGCGAGAGCAACCCTCAGGGCAATCCTCTGGCGGCAGTGTCCCAGGTGTCCATGGCCGTGTCGGGCGGAGTGTTCAACTCCGACGATTGCATCAGGTCTCAGGATTGCAAGGGCTTCATCACGGGCGGAGTGTTCTCCAGGCCCCTGGACACCCTTTACCTGTCTCCCGGTGCCAGACTCGTCACCAACGGCGACGGGACCTACTCGTATTGGGCGCCCATCGACGGCGGAGAGTGCAATGCCCTCGCCGAGTTCAAGTCGGACGGCATCATCTCCAGTCTCCAGCAGGGTACCCTCATCGGAGCGGTCAACGAGCTGCCGAAGACAGGGATGAAGAAGAACCAGGTGCTGTACAGCATCCCCGACAGGCGCATCTACAGGTATGACGGTATCGCATGGGCCGTAGAGGACCCTGACGTGGCCGACAAATCGCTGGACGGCACCAGCACCAGGCCCGTGGCCAACAGGGTCGTCGCCGAGATGAAGGACGAGCTGGACATGGCCATCGCGGACCGCTACACCAAGGCCGAGGTAGACCAGCAGATGGATACCAAGGCCGAGACCATCATCGGTTCCGCGAAGTATGCGGCCTACCATGACCTTCCCTCCAATTACGTCGTCGTCACAGACGAGAGCGGGCAGATCAACACGTCCGACAAGATCGATGTGGGTCTCATCGAGAGGCTCAGCGGCGTCCAGTCCAACGTCCAGGAGCAGATAAACGCCCTTGACAGGAAGGTCGAGGACCGCGTGACGACCGAGACCTTCAACAGCAGGAAGACCGACGTCGATAACGCACTGGCTCTCCGCTACACCAAGGCCGAGACGAACACCGAGCTGGCCAAGAAGCAGAACAAACTCGTCGCTGGCACCAATATCACCATCGGAGACGACAGCACCATCAGTGCGAACTTCCAGCTTGCAGTGGATGATGCGTTGTCCTCCACCTCTCTGAATCCCGTGCAGAACAAGGTCGTCACGAGCAAGTTCGACAATGTGAACGAGGAGCTGAAGCTGAAGGCCACCAAGACCGAGCTCACGAACGGGCTGGCAGGGAAGGCCCCGGCAGGGGACTATGTGGTGCAGACTGAGCTCACCAAGACCCTGAAGGGTTACGCGACCAAGAGCGAGCTGTCCACCGCCGTGACGCAGGTGTATCAGTTCAAGGGCACCTGCACCTCTGCGGAGTTGGACGGCAAGCCGGAGGTCGTAGGAACCATCTGGAATCTCACGGACTCCAGAGTCGGCTCCGACGGCAAGACCTACAAGGCGGGAACGTCCTGGGTCTACGAATACATAGACTCCAGTAACAAAGGCTGGGAGCCGATGGGAGCCAACTTCGACATCGATCTCTCGCAGCTCCAGGGCAAGAACGTCACATTCGAAGGCACCGTCCAGACATGGGCGGAGGCGAGCGACTGCCCCGGCTTCATCAGGAAGGGTACTATCACCAAGGCGGGCATCAAGAGCACGGACATCGCCACCGTGGTGTTCAATGCGGCTGATGCGACCTCGGGTAAGCTGGCACCTGTCTGCGCAACCGATACCGACAAGGTGTACGTCTGGGCCACCGAGGACATCGCCGACCTGAGAGCACTCGTCGTCGTGCAGAAGGGATGATCCATGCTTCCCGTCCTTCTGGACAACGCAAGACTCCTCGCGGCCGCTTACAGGAACCTGTCGGCGGCCCAGAACGAGTCCACCACCGAGGTGAGGCAGGAGGGCCTGGCCCTCACCCTCTCCTCGTGGAGATGCAACAGGATGTACAGGAACTCCCTGACCGTCGAGGTCAAGGACGTGCCGAATCACGACAGATACGTCATGGAGCTGCGCGACATCACGGCGCTGATGGTCACAAACACCAAGATGGTCGTTCAGAGCGACCAGGTGACGTGGGAGTTCAAGGTCGTCGAGGACCTGGAACCCGTCACGGACGACTGCTCGTGTCGCGGGGACTACTGGATGCTGACGGGCCAGCGCGCCCCGTCCTGCAGAAGGTGCTGAAGGCGGTGCGGAGCAGGCACACCGCCTGCTCTTACACTGCCCCTGAGCCTTTTAAAACCTCTTCACCTTTAATACTTCGAAACCCTTGTCTTCTTCATGGACGAATTGCCGAAAGAGGAGTCCGCGTGGATGCACAAGCGCATCCGCGAGGACCTGGGCACCGATGAGGAGCACGAAGACGACTTCTACGTCTTCGGCGACTTCGGAATCGAGAGGGACGACGACGATACGTACGAGGCGTACGTCATAGCCGGCGGGTCCCCCATAAAAGTCAAGGGAGAGATGTATTCGTTCGAGGAGGCTGTGGCATTCCTCAACGGCGTACGCGAAGCAAAGGAGGTCGTCGGCCATAGGCACACCCAGGACGAGGATTGTCCCAAGCACCCTGAAGGTGATATCGTGAAGAGTTTGAGACCCATGAAGGAGATGCTCGGAGAGGAATACGGCTATCAGCCTCAGGATTACGAGGGACTGGTCAAGGCCATGCCGGGCGAGGATAAAGCATACGATGCTGCATACAAAAAGACGAGCACTACCGTCCGCAAACTCGCTGACGAAGCAGGCGTGGGCAAGGAAACTAGAGCCGCAATGAAGGAACTGGGCGGTCGCAGTGAAGAGGGGAGGCCATCCCTGGAACAACTGAGGGATCTGGGAAATGCAGTCGGAAAGAGGTCTCTTCCAGAAGCCCATGCCAGACTCTCCGAGGTGGGTCCGAAGCTCGTCAGTCAAGCAGGAGAGAAATTCACTGAAGACAAGCCCAAGACGCAGACGAATCATGTTCCCGGAGTCTCCGACGAACAGATCCAGGCCGAGCAGGACCACCTGCAGGACATGAGAGAGCGTGCAGAGATCCAGAAGATGCACAAGGAGGGCGATGATGCCCTTACCGGATTCGGGGGCATTCCCAAGGAGAATTATTACGGTATCATCGACCCGGTTATCCAGAACCCCAAGGATAAAGAGCATAACAGGAAAAGGATCAAGCTGGACAACGGCAACTCGATGGTCCTGGCGGACAATTTCGGAGTCAATAAAGACGTGGGCGGAAAAGGTGGGCGGAAGAGAGTGACTTCTTCCGAGGCCATAGAAAGCTTCAGAGGTAGGGATCCCGCGCTTATCGCAGCTCATGCACCCAGCACCGAAGATGGAATCAATTATTTCGATCAAACCGGTGCCACGAGCAGATTGGGACGTGACGAACAGCCTACCTACAGGGGTGCGGCCGACGATTACGGGAAGAAGTTCCTGCAGATCGGTGGACTGATGGATAGGTACCTCGATCAGATCGAGGCCATGTACCCCTCGCTCTACAAGTTCCAGAACAGGAAGGACGCACCCGCCCTGGATCAATCCCAGGTTCCTATCATGGGGCCTGTCAACAGGTGGGGCGCATGGAATCCGCTGGAAGGCGGTGCTCCGAATCCCGTCTCCATGTTGTACTATGGCAATAAGGACGGGGTTCCTGTGATCAACAAAGATGTGTTCACCGTCGCTCGTGCACCGGGAGACATCGTCCATGCAGCCGCATCCGGCGGAGACACCGGCTCGTGGAACCTCCAGGATATGTCTGATGAAGACGTTCAGCATGTCCTCCAAGACCTGTACGACGAGTACGGCGACGACGTCCTGCTCGACGCAGGGGCAGGAGGAGTCGCCAGAGGCGATGCGGCAGCCGCGGCCGACAAGAACGACTTGAAAACTCAGAACAACGAGACCGCCAGAGCCATGGGTACTATCGCCGACGAGACCGGAAAGAACCGGATCGTCACATCCTATGCGGGCAACCGTACCAGGAACCTCGTCTTCCCCTCGATCTACGGTTCCAACAAGGAGGGTCAGAGAGTCAGGAGGGATAAATCGGGTTCCATCTTCGGGGACGTCACGGATCCTATCGAGATGCGCTCCATGCTCGGGGAATACATCAACAACGCGCTGAATCGTGTGAACTACCTGTCCCAGAGAGAGAACGAGTTCGACGACGAGTTCCAGAACAGGAAGAACGGAATCGCACAGAAGGAGTTCGACGATCTGGTGGGCCTGAACAACAGGTTCATCACCCCGAATGAGTGGCAGAGGATCCTCTTCGACGAGAAGGGACAGCCCAGGGTCGATACGCCCGAGCAGCTCCGCAGGATGCTCTACTTCATGGACAACCCCGACAAGGTGAAGGATGTGCTCGCTGTGATGAACGCGGATAACGTCATCCCCGGCATCGGAGGGGAGTCCGAAGAGGAGGAGCCCGTGAACAAGGATCTGTCCAACATCGGCAGTGGAAAGAACGCCGTGACTGAGCAGGATGCGAAGACCCAGGTCATCGGAGCGAACAGGCCCCTTATGGAGAGGTATGCGAACTTCGGAAACGATGTCGTACCTTGGACGAATCCCAAGGCCCCTAAGAACCTGTGGAGTCTGTATAATAAGGTCCTTGGAGGACATAAGATATCTCCAGAAGGATTCGCCAGGATGTTGGGAGACCCCACGATCATGGCTGACTGGAACCCCGAGATCGCAGATGCTATCGCAAAGAACCCGAAGGTGGCCGAATACCTGAAACGCGCTATGATCGGTATGGGCCGTGAGGTCATGAACCCCAAGACGAGTGCGGGAAGCGAGGGTGAGAGCAAGCAGGGGTCCGAGTATCACTATGACAGGCTCCCGGACACCTATGCCAACCTGATCGGAAGCCTCATGTTTGGCAAGGAGGTCCCTGGTTGGGCGGGAATCGATACAAGAGGTATCATCCCCATCACAAGGGACGCCCAGCCTCTTGAGAACGTTCCGAAGAGCGAATCCAAGAAGGCCATCGAAATCCTCCACGACATGTCGTTCAGCGACCTCCTCAAGGCTCGCAAGGCCGAAATGGACGACTACGTCGAGATTCCTCCGAGCCCCAACGACCCCAACCCCATGAAGGCGAACTACCGTGTCGTCTACATGGGCGAGGACAAGGATTCGGTCTGGCCGATGGAGGTCAAAAACGCCGAGACCGGCAAGGTCGCGTTCGAAGGCAACGACGACCCGACCATGAGCTGAAACGGAGGGGCTTCGGCCCCTCCTTTATATATCCATATCTCCTGGCACAGTGTATGGTTTCCAGGAGCAGGGAGAACTATCGTGAGGGTCTGCGCAAGGAGTTCGCTAAAGACCTCACAGTGAATGCACGCATCTTCGATTCGCCGCTTCTTCTCAGACACGTCGACGAATCAGCTGTCAACAAGGCCAGGCTGTCCTTCTATGACACGTACGCTAGAGACATCAGGAGGATGTCCGTTCGTACGGGTGATTACAACGACATGGAGAAGGCTCGCGACACTAAGCACGAATGCGGACTGGACGCGAGGGATTTCGGACTGGATCAGCAGTTCGAGCAAGAGTACTTCGAGTTCTATGGACACGGTTACAACGGCTCTCCGGTGGTCGATAAGATCGGAGCGCCCTATAAGTGTCCCTGCGGGGTCAGCATGGAGATGACGATGAAGGCTGCTCCTGAGTATTGCCCCGTATGCCACCGTATCACTCCCCTAGGGGAGCTCGTCAGGGACAAATGGGGCAAGCGCCACTAATAGTATTTAAATCTCCATCTGCATCATGGCGGTATGGTTATGGATGAAGAACTCAAAGCGACGATGGAGCGCAACATCAACAGGCGCAGGCGTGCCGACTTCGCGGAAGCCGTCAAGACCGTGCTGAACTCGCCCATCCATCCCGGAGAGGTCACCGACCCCGACGAGAACATCCCGCTCGAGGAGCTCGTGCAGAAGAACGTCACCGTCATGACTAGGGTCATCGCCAAGCACGCGATGCTCGCGGCCGACGGGGACCCCAAGTCCACCGATCTCCTTCTGAAGTACGGAGGCTATACCCCGCCCGTCGAGCAGCACGTGTCCATGGATCTTCCGACGTTCATCGACGATGTCACCGAGGACCGCCCCATTCCCAAGTACGACAAGGACGGCAAAGAGATCAAAGATGAATGAAGCCGAGACCGCCCTGCAGAACATCAGGCTCTCCGAACTCATTCCGCCGGAATACTACGAGTTCTGGAACACGAAGCAGTTCTATGTGGTCTGCAAGGGCTCCAAGGGGTCGTGCAAGTCGACCACCGCCGCGCTGTGGCACATCTACATGATGATGCGCAACCCCCAGGCGAACACGCTCGTTATAAGGAACGTCTACGGTACGATCAGCGATTCGTGCTACAAGGACCTTCTCTGGGCGATCGACCGCCTGGGGGTCAGCCAGCTCTGGAAGGCAACGGTCAACCCACTGAAGCTCGTGTTCATCCCCACGAAGCAGGAGATACTGTTCAAGGGTATGGACGATGCCCTGAAGATCGCGGGAATCAAATCCACGAAGGGTAAGCTGTGCTGGATCTGGTGGGAGGAGTTCTCCGAGGTCACCAGCGAGGCGGATTTCGACAGGGTTATGATGTCTATCCGTGGTATCCTCCCTCCCGGCTTGTGGAAGAGGTGCACTATCACGTTCAACCCGTGGTCGGAGCATCATTTCGCCAAGAAGCGCTTCTTCGACACGCCCCGCGACAACACCCTCGCCATGACCACCACCTTCAGGTGCAACCGCTGGCTCGGTCCCGAGGATATCGCAAGGTACTACGAGATGTACGACACCAGCCCCCGTATGGCTGCCATCGTGTGCGACGGGGATTGGGGAGTGGCGGAAGGACTCGTCTATGAGAACTGGACCGTGGACAGATTCGACATCGACAAGGTCATCAGGGACCACCCGAAGATCAAGCAGACATTCGGACTGGACTTCGGGTTCGCTCATGACCCCGCCGCGTTCGTCGCAGTGGCCGTGGACACGGACTCCAACACCCTCTGGATCTACGATGAGATCTACGAGGTCGGACTGGACAACGCACCCCTCGCCAAGAGGATCTGCGAGATGGGGTACGGCAAGAAGACGATCATCGCAGACTGCGCCGAACCTAAGAGCATCTACCAGCTCAAGAGGGGCTTCAAGGAGCCCCTGATCGACGAGGAGACGGGCGAGGCCATGTATATGGAGGTTGAGAAGACCGACGCGAACGGCGAGACGATCACAGTCCGCGAGCCTCTGTACGCGACATACCAGCTTCCAAACATCCAGGCCGCATTCAAGGGTGCGGACTCGCTGAAGAACGGCATCAGGAACATCCAATCCTTCAAGATGATCGTGCACCCCGACTGCTCGAATGTCATCATGGAGCTTAATAATTATATATGGGCCAAGGACAAGGACGGGAACTGCCTGGACAAGCCGATAGATGAGTACAACCACTGTCTCGTGGCGGGGACCATGGTCGAGACCGACCACGGTTCGGTTCCTATCGAGGATATCGAGGTCGGCGACATGGTGCTGACCCACCTCGGGTACCGCAAGGTGCTGGCTTCCGGTATTACCAGGCCAGAGCCTACCGAGATCTGGAGAGTGACTTTCGAGGATGGCACCGTGGTCGAAGGCACATTCGATCACGACATCATGACGACGAAAGGATATAAGAACCTTGGATGCCTTACGATACGTGACAAGGTGATACAATACCTCGGAACAAATCCCAATGCATCAAAGGCGAGTCCATCGAGTACGATGGGAGAATGTGGTATAGGAACCCCAATGCAAAAACAAGAGACGTTCGTGTGTACTACAGAAGCGTATCTCATGGAAAATCGGCCTTGCTGCATAGGTACATCTGGGAGAAATTCAATGGGCCAATCCCTCCCGGATATGAGATCCACCATATCGACGGCAATCCCGACAACAACGACATCTCCAATCTCGAATGCCTCACTCATGCCGAGCATGCACGGAAACACCCCTGGTCTGAGGAGCGCAGGGAAGCACGGCGCAAGACCATGCTCGATCTCAACTCTCCGCAACAACGCGGATGCAGGGCATGGCATGCTTCCGAAGAAGGTCATGAATGGCACGTTCAGCACGGGAAGAGGGTTGCAGAGAACCTCCAACCTATCGAACACACATGCCAATACTGCGGTAAGAAGTACATGGCAAAGCCCTCTCATGGGAAATTCTGTTCAAATGCCTGCAAGTCAGCGGCCCGCAGAGCGTCTGGGGTCGACAACGAGGAACGCATTTGTGTGGTATGTGGAAAGACGTTCTCAGTCAACAGATACTATAGAACACAGACATGTTCTAGAAAATGTGGGGGCGTACTCAGATATAGAGACAATTGCGAAAGATTGCAGGCTCCTAAGTGTGGCGAGGGTGGAGAAAACAGGCCGTTATGAGTATGTATACGACCTTACAGTGGACGAAGCACACGATTTCTTCGCCGATTGCATTTTAGTATCCAATTGTTGCGACGCACTTCGCTATTCCCTTGGTATAATTCTGAGCAGCGGAAAAGGATATGTGGCCGAGACCACCGCGGAGCCTGTAATGATAGCGGACGGCCCTAAGACTAAATGTAGGAGAGTATTCTCCACCTATGATTGATATGACGGTGATCGGATGGTACGTGTTTCCGGAACTTCGATTAGGAAATCTGTGACGGCCTCATTGCCGTCCACCCCCTCCTTCGAGGAAATGGGGTTCGATATAAACGCGGGCTTCAACAATGCCGTAAAGTACGGCGACGTCAAAGAAGTCCAGATAACGGGTGCAGAGCGTCCCAGCAACCTCTGGTACCGCACCATGAATATGTCCAATTACTATGTTCTCTATGGCATAGCGGATTGGTACGAGTCGAACATCTCGTTGGTTGCCACCTGCAAGAACAGGACCTGCATGGAACTGTTCAGATACGATCTCACCCTGGAGCCGAGATTCGCCTTCAAGTGCGAGGAGTGCGGTCACGAGACCCAGGCATACATCACCAGGTGCCCCGTGTGCAAGTCCCTCAGGCTCAGGAGGCCCGACGAGTCTCAGAAGAAGTACTTCGTCAGGCCCGACCATGATGGGAAGCCTGTCAGCGTCCTGGAGAAGGCCAATAAGAACAACCAGTCCCTTCTGGACGTGCTCTGGGGTTTCGCGGGCGACGAGTTCATCTACAATCAAGGATACGTGCTGGCTGTGACAGGTGACGTCGTCACCAAGGACGGCGAGCTCATAAAGCAGGTCCCGCTGGAGTTCCTGAGCCAGAATCCTAAGTATGTGCGTGGACTGTACGACGAAACGGGTACCTTCGGTACGACGTACGCCTTCCGCTACGATCGCAGGAACTCTCTTATCAATCTGGACACCGACAAGGAGGCCGTGAATGACGCGGACGAGGAAGGCGTGAAGCTCATCCCCGCGGCCTGGAAGATCGGTGCCAATTACGGCGGAGAGGGCGAGTACATGCTCTACTCCATCGACGAGATCTACCAGGATCACTGGTACGGCCCCTCGCTGACCTACGGTCGTCCTGACCTGCTGTCCATCGAGGACGAGCTGATGATCTACTTCTACACGAACAAGCACAACCTCAAGAAATATCAGTTCGGGTATGTCCGTAAGATCGTCATCCTCCCTGGCTTCAACGAGGACGAAGCACAGGACATCGCCCAGGGCGTCATCGACGTGCTGAGCAAGAACACCAACACCATCCCCATCGTCTGCACGCCTCCACAGGCCCCCGGTGTCAACCCCATGGAGCCCCAGGCGCTCGATCTCGGTGTAGAGTCCAGCGACGATATCCTCTCGGTCAAGCGCGAAGTCATGAACAGGTATTGCGCGATGAAATGCATCCCCAACATATTCGCAGGGGATGCCGAGGCCTCAGGAGGCATGAACAACGAGTCCCAGCAGATCACCATCTTCGACAGGTATCTGCTCGGCCTGTACAACAGGATCGACAAGCTCTGTCATTGGATCATGCACTGGTACCCCAAGATCACCGACTGGGAGCTGAAGCTCGGAAGGCCCTCCAAGGCGTACACCGACGTGAGGAAGATGATCGACAACATCCAAGTCGCACAGGGCATGAGGAGCCTCGATATCCCCTACGGATACATCGACGGAGACTTCAGATTCGGAGAGAAGCCCCTCGACCAGATGCAGGCCATGGCCCAGCTCTCCGCTCAGGGTCTCCTCGACCCGGGAGGACGCATGTTCGACATGGAGCATGGCATGATGGTCGGAGGCCAGATGCCGGGCGACGGCGAGGGCCCTCCCGAGATCGGGACCGCAAGACGCGAGGACCCCGACATCGACGAGGCCAAGAACGACGAGGAGCAGACTATGCACGAAGCGGACGACGCGGGGCAGGTCTGAAATGGCCTCCGTCGAGATGAAGTGCGAGCTGGACACCGACCAGTTCTCCGAGGCGCTGAAGAAGACCCTCTCAGGAGACGCATTCAAGCCTGCCAAAGTGGTCGTCGGTGCACCGTACGCCGAGGCGGTGGAGTTCGGGACGGGCCCTGCCCGCTCCGACATCTCCTCGCCCAAGGTCATGTACACATTCGATAGGGCCGACGGCAACAGATACACCACCGAGGCCACGGAGGCGTTCATCAAGATCTACGAGTGGGCGACGAGACATTGCAGGAGCGACGACCCCTACTCGTTCGCTAGGGCGGTCTACAAGAATATCATGGAGAACGGCGCACCGCCCCATCCATACATCCGTCCCGCCCTCCATGAGGTGGAGGACGACTTTCAGCGCATATTCGAGGCCAAAGGCTCCCTGAAGGGCGTGGCCGACGAGCTCAGAGACCGTATCATCGCCAACTTGGAGACGGGCGGTCCGATGGGAGGGGGCGAGTCGGACACCGGAGCCCTGGCCGACTCTGTCACATCCGACTACTGCGACCCCGACGAGGTGTTCGGGGATTCGGACATCCCTGACTACGTGTGGGACGACGATTTCTGCGACTTCAACGGCGAAGTGAGGTTCCCATGAGACGCGACAACCTTCGTGTGAGCATTGGTCTGGGTCTGTTGAACAACAGAAACGACTGGATCTCCGTGTCGGAGCTGTCCTATGCCACTGGGGCCACCGCCCGCCAGATCGGAGCGGCGATTTCCCAGATGGGGGAGATCAACGTCGTGTCCGAGCACGCCGAGTGGGGTAAGAAGCTCATGCTGGTGGCGGACGACGACGAGGCGAGGCGCCTATGGATCTTCCTGATGCACTGGCGCTACCACACTGAAGATGTGTGCAAGGACGTGTATAACTCCATCCCCATCTCGGGGTGGATCTCCCTTCGCGACCTGGCGGAGGAGAACCACATGATGCAACCAGACGTCCTCCAGGCGATCGAGTACATGACCGACGTGTCCTCCAAAGGCACGGGAAAGCAGATAATGTTCAAGAGGGATTTCAGAGGACATGTATCAGACGATCAATGAGCTCCCTACCCAAGTGACGGCGTCTCTGTCCGACAGCGATGCCAAGGTCTGGATGAGGGAGTACAACGATGCCATCCGCGACGTCGACGAGCCCACGGCCGCCGATGCGATGGCCGCCAGACGTAAGGCGTGGTACGCGGTCAAAGATGCACCCTCGTCCTACTCGTTCTGCGCCAAGGCGACCGTGGAGGCCGTGGATAAGGACAAGGAGCTGGTGGACCTGGAGTCCGTGAAGAAGAACATGGACTCCTACATCGAACACTTCGGACCGCTCTCCTGGGATCACACATCCTACTTCGTGGGTACGGTGTGGGGTTGGGATGACATCGACACGAAAGACGGCCCCGGCATCAAGGTGTGGGGCAACCTGTTCAAGGGCGACGAACCCGTGTACAAGACCGTCCGCAAGATGTTCGCCAAGGGTGCCAACAGCCTGTCCGTGTCTGGAGAGGCCACCAAGGGCGAGTTCCAGTGCGACGAGAAGCGCGGGTGTTACATGCGTCGTGTGATGAAGCAGCTTATGGAGATCGCGGTCACACCCCATCCGGTCAACCAGTACTCCACCCTGCTGTGGCGCAATTCCACGCTGAAGAAGTCCGACAGCGGGCCCAGGCTCGTCGTCACGGAGATAGAGGTTCACCGCTCGGAGGACGAGTGTCCCATCATGAGGCTGAAGAAGGCTATGATCGCCTGCGGTGCCGACGCGCATGCCAGGGTGGATGGAGTCTTCATACCCCTTCCACAGGACCGCGTGGACGAGAACATCGCCAAGGCGAGGCGCCTTGGGCTGTATGGCTACTGCTGGCACGATATGGAGACAGACTCGGATGGCATCTTCATCCGCGAGCCCGACTCCCTCCTGGAGGAGGAGTTCAGGAAGTCGTACAGCAGGGGCGAGATTACCGCCGACGGGTGTCTGATCAAAGGCGTGTCCGAGGAGCGGTTCAAGGAACTGTGGCGGAAGGGCCTCCTGACGGAGGACTTCAGACTGCGGCCACTCTAAGCTTATAAACATCCCATGCCATGTCCGTGGCATGGGAAAAACTTCCAAGATCGAGTACAAGGACGAGCTGACTTTCAAGGATCTCCTCCCTCTTACTAAAAGCACATCGAAGACTCCTCTTGATATCAACTGCGGGCTCAGAGTCATGTCCAGGGCGGACACTGTCGAGGCCGTGTCCACCGTCAGGCTCGCCAACATGCTGTCCAACATGAGCAAGAGCATGGCCTATCAGATCCAGCCCCAGATAGAGGACATCGCCGACAGCATCTCCTCGGGGAAGCTGGGAAAGTCGTTCTATGTCGCCCAGGGGACCCTCTGCGGACTGGTCGACAGCATGATGGTGAAGGCCAAGAAGGCCGACAATGATTACGAGGGTGCCACCGGCCTTCCCGCCATGAAGGAGCCGGGAAAGGTCGGGAAGGAGCGTCCCAAGAGGCCTGATGAAAAGGCCAAGGATAAAGATAAGGATAAGGATGAACCTGCCGAGGAGCCGAAGAAGGAAGCTCCCAAGAAGGATCCTCTCGAGGAGAGGGCCGAGAGGGAGGGACTCGAGGCAGAGCATAAGAAGAACCAGGCTGAGCTGATGGAGAAACGCGGAGAAGCGGACCCCGAGGCTCACGCCGCAGTCAATGTCAACGCCGAATTGGACCGTGACTATCCTCTCCCTGAGGAGCCCGACGATCTCGGATACTCCAGGGACGAGTGGAGGGATGCGAGTCTCATGGCGCGTATCAATGCCAGACGCATGGCCGCCCAGAGGGCGATGGAGCAACAGGCCCGCATCGGCAGACTGTCCGACGACGATCTGGCTCTGCTGGATGACATCGACGGATACCGCAGTGCAATCGGTGCCGTCCCTCTGTTCAACAACTCCGACTACGGACTGGACACCGAGAGCTGGAATGACGGCACGATCGGACTGGATGACGCGGCTGGTATGGCACGTGACTTCGGTAACAGTCGCGACTATCCGTTCTGAGTCATATCTCAAACCCCTTTCAAACCCCTTCTCCTTTTTATAGTCCCAACATCATCATTCCCCTATGGATGAAGATATCGCCTGGGAGAAATTCCAGAAATCCAATGATAAGAGGGTCGTCAAAGGCGACGCCTCCATCTCCGGGAAGCTCGATACCATCGCCCAGATGCTGGCAGAGCAGGGGACCGACACGTCCCGCATCGCCGAGACCGTCATCCCCGAGATCGAGGGTGACCGCGGAGCACAGGACACCCAGGCCTCCGAGATGGCGGCTGCAGGCGGACTTCCTCCTGCAGGCGGACCCCCGATGGGAGCTCCCGACGCGGGTGCTCCGGATATGGGCGGAGAGATGCCCCCCGAAATGGGTGGAGAGGTCCCTCCCGAGCAGAACGGCGAGATGCCTCCTGAGGGGATGCCCGAAGGAGCAGGCATGGGCGAGTCCGACGAGTCTGTGCCTCCAGAGATACCTCCTGCGGAGCCGCCCGAGGCATCACCCGACGTGCAGGAGCCTGTCGAGGAGATGCCCCCTGCACCCGAGGAGGCGCCCATGGAGGGCGGGATGCCCATGCCCGAGGGCAACATGGAGGAAGCACCCGTAGAGGACAACGGCACACCCCCTGGCGCGGATGTGGATATGGACTTCGGCGGCGACGAGATCGACTGGTCGATGTTCACCTCCGACGGCGCGTTCAGAGACTTCATGGACACCCTGGCGGACGACGCCAAGGAAGCGCTCGATATGGGTGACACCGCCAAAGTCGTGCAGATCACCCAGGTGATCGAGGCCATGACCGCTCTGTGGAAGCAGTCGGGACTTGGTCAGGATATGCAGACCGAGGTGCCCGCACCCGAGGCGGGAGTACCCATGCCCGACGAGACCGCCGAGCAGACGGACACGCCCGACGGCGTGATCCCTCAGGACCTGATGAAGAGCGAAGGCGATGCCGAGCTCGATACTGGAGAAGATAATATGGAGAAGACAGAAGAGGTCGCCGAGATCGGCGAGAACCCCGTCGAGAAGGCGGAGTGCTGCGAAGGCGACATGGAGAAGTCGGATGCCGTGGCCGGTGACGAGCTGGGCGACGGCGAGACCGAGACCCTGGCCGCATCCGAGGCCGAGGAAGAGCCCGCGGAGCTGGACAAAGGCTGTGAGAAAGCCGAGAACGAGGAGTCCGAGGGCTGTGAGAAGTCCGAGGACCTCCCCGAGGACGACCTCGAGTACGAGTTCGAGGCTCCCATGATCAAGAGTATGAGTGAGATGCTCGCCGACAGGCAGAGCATGGATGCTTATGACATGACCGAAGCGTACAGGCTGAACAAGGCCTACGAGGACTCGCTTCCCGTGGCCGAGGCTCCCGTCATAAAGAGCATGAGCGAGATGCTCGGTAGGGACGAACCCGCTGAGGCTCCCAAGGAGGAGAAGGAAGAGGGAGAAGTTATACAAGTCGTCAAGTCCTCGAGGCCTCCTTCCGCCAGGTCCTCTTCAGGGGATTTCATGACTGGGAACAGCCTCGAGAACATGAAGAAATCCGTCAATGCGAACGTCCCAGAGTCCGAGTCCGACTCCGACCCCGTGAGGAAGGCGTTGAAGCTCGATCAGGACTGGGCCAACTATATGGCACAGAAACACGCAGGAGAGTTCTGAAGGGGGGTTTCCACCCCCCTGACCACCATATCCTTTTAAAACTACACCAACAATAACAATCAACAAAGGTAATATCTATGGCCGGCCAATATATCAGACTGGGGTCGAAAATCGGCTCCACCTATGCCGAGAAGCCCGAAGAGATGACCGTCCTGTGCGACGACTTCTACACGAGCAACTTCCATGCATTCAGCAATATGGGGAAGTCCGCTGGAGCCGCCACCTATGGTGACAACGGATACTTCAACGCTATCATGGGAAAGGAGATCACCGCTGCGATGTTCTCCTCCAAGACCACCTATACCGCTCTGGGATCCAGGCCTTACAATCACGAGGGAGTACGTATCGCGTACCAGCAGCCCGACTACGGAGTGGACTCCACCGGCAAGTTCGTCGGAATCGGTGCCACCACCATCCAGGACGGACTCATTCCCGATTCCGTCATGGTCCCTGTCGACGAGTTCCGCGAGCCTTACAAGGAGGTCCCGTTCTCCTGGGACTACGGTCTCGGACTGATGGCTCTCGAGAACAAGGATGATGTCTCGTCCTACAAGGACTACGCCCAGCTCATCGCTGGAGGTTACACCGATCTTATCGACAGGACCCTCCTGAAGCCCATGAGCTGCGCTCAGCCCACCGCTACCGACGGAGCCCGCACTGTTGAGACCTCCCTCCAGGGGATCGCAAGGTGCATCGGATCCTTCAAGGAGATCGGAAAGACCGAGGACGGGGTCACCATCACCAAGGACATGGTCACTCCCTACGGAGGAGAGAAGTCCGACTTCGTCGACTACCGTGGAACCAAAGAGTCCGTCTTCGACGGAAAGCTCATCGACGCCGAGGGCGGAACCTTCTCCCTCGACTACCTCGACATGCTCTGGATGCAGTGCAGCCCCGGATGGGACGACTTCGCCAGCCCGAACAACAAGATGTACCTGATGGGCCACGTCCTGGAGGCCAAGACCTCCGCAATGATGAGGGCTCAGCAGAGGCTCATCGACTCCGTCTACATCCAAAGGGACTTCAGCGGAGTCAAGACCGTTCAGGGAAGGCCCGGAGGAGTTCTCGTCAACTCCTGGCACAACATACCCATCATCGTCGACCCCAACATGGCCTTCGACTACGAGAAGCTCATGCCTACCGGAACCAAGGTCGGTACCCCGATGCTCCTCGACCTGAAGCACATCTGGATGTCCACCCTCTCCCCTGTCGAGGTCTGGAACAACGCCAACCCGGCGCTCACCAGGAAGCTGCAGGAAGTCAACGTCATGAACTGCAGGATGGAGACTCGTATCGACAAGTTCATCGGCCATGGCCGTGTCATCAACCTTGCCGACGTCACCAGCCTGACTGTTTGATGGCGACCTGAAACCAGAGGGGCCTTCGGGCCCCTTTCTCCCATACAAGTATCGCGTTTTCGTGTATGTTCCTCCGGGGCTTCGGCCCCGATACTTCTTCTTGGATCGTTCGCCATGGATGATTACAAACATAACAATCTTAGTGTAATGGTAGGAATTGAATCTTAAAAAAAATGTGGACGACCGACAAGGTCGTCTGAGCTTGAAGCCCAGAGCCTCGTCGATCGTCCAGCCTAGACGGAAGCGTTTGTCCAGTGTACTCTCGGGGATGCCGAGCAGCTCGGACCACTCCTTGAGCGTGTGCACCTCACCATCGCTCCGCCTGATGCGACGGTTGGTTCCGCGGTTGTAACCCTGCGCCTTCCTGGAGATCCACCTGCAGTTGTTTGGTCTGTATCCCGCCTTGTTGTTCACGCGGTCGATGGTCAAGTCCTTTCTGTAGCCATGGGAGATCGCCCAGGCATAGAACGCCTCGAAGTCATGCCACTCGTCACACACCTTGATGCCATGTGCGCCGTAGTGTGCGTAGTCCTTGTCGTTGGGGTTCTCGCACCTGCCCTTCATGGATCTCCAGATCTGGGAGATCCTGTACCAGTCGGTACCGGGCCCCTTGGGGACATCCTCATACATCGATTTCCTCCCTGTTCCTGTAAATCTTCCTGATGTTGTCCTCGCTCGCAACGGTGTCGTACATCCCCTCCTTCATGAGGGTCTTATCGAACTGGCTCTCGGTGAGTGTGAACTCCACCCTCTCCGTGGGCGTCTTCCAGTTGATCGCATTCATTTTGTCGAATTGATGATACAGAGCCTCTACATCACACGACAGTTTCGCGACGAGAGTCATGCCCGCCAGTTCGAAGAACACGTAGTTCCTCTTCATTTCGATCTTCTTCACGACGTGCGATCTGTCCTTGGACTTCTTGTTGATCGAGACGCAGAGCTGCACACCGACGATACCCTTATGATAGATCGGTTTGAGGTCGGGGTACAGCGTGAATGCCCTCAGAGGGAACTCCTCTGCAGTGATCTCCTGCGCCTTCGACATGACGGCCAGAGTCTCCATGTATGATTGATCATACTTGTCCAGGAGGAATATGATCCCTGAGTAGTGCTCATGAATAAAGCGTGCGTATATGGCAGACATGGCCCATGCCATCTCCACCTTGACCACCTGTTCTATCTTGAGATAGTTGCCTTTGACATAGTTCGATCTCGCGCTCGCCAGGACCTCCGCGGCGGAGAACTCCGTCTCGCCGGGCACCCTGTCTTCGGCGGTCCGCATCAACTCCTTGTCGCTCCGCCTGATCTCCAACTCGTTCTTGTAATACATGCTCATCCCCCATTCATCGCACCATGTGCGAAATCTCCAGCCTTTTTGCGCCATCTCCACGGCGCTTTCGAACAGCGGATGGCCGTCCCCCATGTCATGATCGAACAGCTCCATACCGACGCCGTAGTCGATACCGAGCCAGCTGTTCTTGAGTCTGTACAACTCATGTATCAGGATGTATATTGTGATATGCAACGGTGCCTCTTTCATGAATATGGGATCTATTGCGATGGATCTGCTGCTCAGGTGCGTGGATGCTACAGGATAATATGAAAGATTCAACTCGAACCCGCGATACACCACCTGACTGGATTTGATCGTGTCCCGCAGATCGGGCACCCGATTCCATATTATCTTCATCGCATCATGGATCCCGCCACCCTGAAAAGGACATTTAATCGAATAACCGCTCTTCAATACCTTGGTATACGTATAGAACCAATTCATTCCGATGAATGATTGATTGCTCTTCGTGAGCGACTCTTTGTAAGGATTCAGAAACTCCCACGATTTTGTCCATTTCTCCAGATCGGGTGTATCTACATGGATCCCGTTGATGTAGCCGAGGACCCAGTTCATCATGTCCAGTAAGACCTCTCTGGGCGCGGACTTGAACGATGCCGATACCGTCACGGAGAGACAATCATCATCGTAAGTAAAATTCGGAAGAAGGTCCAGGGTGTTTGTGTCCCAGAAGACCTCCTTCAGCGGATATCTGTCGCCCGGGTCCGCCTCCCTCAGGATGGAGAGAAGCTCAGGAGCGCGACTCCTTCCGCTCGCCGCCACCGCTGAGTGCCTCCTTCAATGCTTTAGGCAGGTCGGGAGGGACCGCGTTGCCGTCGATCCCTCCGATGACCTGTAGTTCTCCCGATCCGTCCACATAGGCCGCGTTCGAGACGCTGAACCCACAGGTGATGCAACGCGTGGTGTGGAGCACGATGGCTCCGACGACCTCGTCCTGCGGGGTCCGTACCGTCTTCTCGACGGCGGTGGACCCGCACCTGGGACAGACGCGCTGAGTCATCGGTTCACGTTCCTCTGGTAGCGGACTGCGCCGTCGACCGCCCTGAGTACGGCGATCTCCTTGGCGAAGTAGTTCTTCCAGTAATCGGACACATCGCCCTTGGACTCGAAGTAGTCCAAGGAGTATTCGTGCATAGCAACCAGTTCATCTATTCTTCTCATTCCTTTTCCTCCTTGTCTTTTCTGCTGTGGCCAATCCAGTACTCTTCGCCCAATACGTAGAGATCGGGAAACCTCTCACAGCTTTTCGTCTCGGGACAGTAGCCCAATTGGTGGCACTGAGGCCCGAACAGCTTCTCGGCGTAAGTGACGACATCATATTCGCCGGGATAGCACTCGACATTATCATCGAGCCATGCGACGCCGTAGTTCTTCAGCTCCGCGATGGCTTGCTTGGCCATCTCGTCGACCATCCTGCGGGTCTCTCTCTGTGCTCTGGAGCATCTGCGCAGAGCACAGACATGCCCCAGCTCCCGAAGCGACATGGTCACAATGAAGTTGGTGAGGCAGGCGTTGGGAAGGATGTATCTCGCATCCTCTTCGTTGATATCATACAGATCGGTCATGATCTCGTACAGGTCGGATGCCCACCCCATGCTCCTCTCGTATGCATCCCTTATGTGGGGATCCGAGTCGATAGTTGCCGGCACGCAGTACTGGAAGTCCTTGAGGTCCACATACCTCTGCGACTGGACGGCCAGCGACATGAGCCTGTGACGGCTGAACTGCGCCAGCACGACTCTCGAAACGCCTTCCACGGCGAAGGTCACGTTGATATGTTCCAATATACTCAAATGACCTGAGGAGGTCGCCCTCTTGAGGGACATATAACCCTCGGTGCAGTCTGTTGGCATATCACGGGAGATGCAGCACTTGGCCGCCATGTCGGCGATGCCGGGGTCGGTCATGTTGAGCAGCGTGACCTTCATTCCGACCCCTTCCTATCGGTGGAGCCGAAGCCTCCCTTGCGCTCCTCGGTGGGGATGATCTCGTCCTCCAGTGTGAGGTACGGGAGGAAGATCCCCTGCATGAACGCCGTCCCCTTGGGGATGGTGATCTCGTCGTCGGCGGTGAGCCTGACTTTGATCGACTGTCTGAAATCAGAGTCGATCACAGGGGCAGTGTTGGCCATCCTGACCTTGTGCTTGAAGCCCTGTCCCGACCTGGGTAGGCACATCAGGAACCACCTGTCGATCTGCTTGTCTTCTTCGATCGTCGCGTCGGGCATGCCCACGACCGACAGTGTGGAGGTCATGTACAGTCTGAGCCTCTCCTCTCCGTCGAAGGACACGCCCGTGTCCACATCGGTCCACTGGCCGGGGACGAGGTGTATATCCTCGGGGGCGAAGAAATCGTACCCAGCACTTTGGCGCGTCATGCGCCTTGGTTCAAATGTTTTAAATTTCATGATATTCTTTCCTCGTTTTTGTTGTAAATGCTCTTTCTATTGACCAGTTGTAGTTATATATTCTACTTCTGACCGTGTAATAGTCTAAATCCAACTCCCTACACCAATCCATCATAGACTGGGTTTTTCCATTGTAGGTTATAGCATGAATACGACGTGTATTATTGGCTTGTACCGTCATGGTTGTCCAGCGACAATTTGACGGATCATAATTGCCGTCATTGTCGATACGGTCGATGTATAGATCTTTTTTCCATCCATGTGATATAGACCAATCATAGAACGCCTTGAAGTCATTGCGCCATTCATCACATACGGTTATACCGCGTCCCCCATAGTTCTTAAAGTCTGGACACTTTTCGTTATAACAACGCGTTTTCATATGACTCCAAATATTATAGATTGGGTGACGTGATAACCCATGAGTAGTATTTCTCGCGATAATAGATTCAACTTTACGGCAACCACATGATGTGACATGACCGTTTCTTAGCAAAACACTCACAACAATACATGTATTTCCACAATCGCATTGACAATCCCATGTCGCTCTATTACAATCATCGAGTGAGTGGAATCCCTTTACTATGAGTTTCCCGAAACGTTGTCCCCTCAGATCTATCACTTTCCCATTTTATGCGACCTGCGATACTGACATTATGATGGCTGATATGTTGGGCATTTCATTCATTCGTGCTCACCCTCGAAGACGTAGTCGTAATATATCTTGATGGTCTGCAAGAATGGGTCCTGTTCAGGGGGGTGGGTCGAGAAGCAGTGGGCAGCCAGCCATTCCTCATGAGCATCATGGAACGCTTTGTAGAAGATCATGAATCTGTACTTCTCATCCAGGAGTTTCTTGATCTCATCGACCTGGGCAGTGGTATCGGAGGTCTCGTTGATGCATCTGTCGTCGCACCAGTTGCCATGTCCTCCGACCTGGATCCAATCTTCACCGATCAAATCCGCCTGGGAACACAGCCACGGTACAAGATTTCCTTGGACTGTCCTGATATACACGTAGGGTAAGGTCATCTTGCTATGCTTATCAGGGACCTGCAACTGGATGTACATGTTCCTGCCGTTCCAGCCCTTCCTTGCAAACCTCTTGGTGGGGTCTGCCTTCATCGCTCTTACTACTTCTCCTATATCCATACTCATTCCCCCTCGATATCCGCATCCAAATTCAACAACATGTTCACATAATCTGTCATGACATCATACACGTAGGGATGTGCGGGAGCCTGTCCCATCGATTTATAAAACAAGCCATACAGGTCCTTCGCGATCTCCACATTCTTCTTGAATACCCGCAACTCTTCGTTGCTGTACCTGTCACGGACCCTCGCAACCTCCTCCTCGTAATTGCTCGGGACTCTTTTTTCTATTTCTCTTACATCCATTCTCATTCCTCCTTGTCCAGTTTCTCTATCTTCAATCTGACAAGGTCCCCGCGCTCTATGTTCAGGGCCCTGCAGACGTTGGTCACATTGATCATCAGAGACCCGCCGGAGAGAAGGATCTCAGTCTCCAGCCCGTCAATGACTTTGCCACGTATCCTGGCGCCTTCGTTGATCTTTCTCATTCGTCCTTCGCCTCCATGTATGCCCACGCCATGGCCGCCCCCGCGACGCAGATCCCGGCGAAGTACCCTCCCGGCGTGCACATGACAGCCAGGAGGGACAGCACCGTGCCTCCGAACAGTATGAAGAGGGAGGCCAGTGCGTGGTACTCGTCCATCACTCGTCCCCCTCGAACCTGATCCAGTCGGGGAACTCGCCCTTCGCCACCTTCTCGAGGTACTCGCGTGCGTCGGGCTTCATGACATCCCCGAACCTCCTGAGCTTGTCCTCGGCGCGAGCCATCGCCCACCTCTTGACGAGGGGGCTGAACGTCCTGATATCCTCCACATGGCCGGGGTCTGTAAGGAGCCCGAGATGGATGTGCCTGAACGTCGGCTCGTCGGATGATGCGGTTTCTCTGTCCAGCATCAGCGCGTCGAACAGCACTGCGGCCTCGTTGATCAGGTCCGCCCTCCCGAGACCGTACTGCACCGCCCACCCTCTGAACATGGCGAGGGTGCTCACCAGCGACGCCATCTCGGCGGTCGCCTCATCGAGGTCGTAGACCTCACGCAGGTATGCGGCCACCTCTATGGCGTCCTCGACACTGGCGCAGTTGTAGGCACGGTCGAACCACGCCTCGACGACGATGTCCGCATAGGGCGTGTCCTTGTGTATGCACACAGGGTGGTTCATGATCGCCTCCTTTGGATGCTGATCCTCAGGCTGCATTCTTGCGCCTCCCTCCGATCCTGGCCTTCTCTTTGGGGGCGAGGCTCGACAGCGCACCTCCCTTGATCGTGTCCGCCAGCGCCTGCGCCTGGTCGGCGGACAGGTGCGCCACGACGGACATGTTGCCGTATGTGATCTCCACCAGGACGGGGTCCTGGTCGTACATGGGTTTCCCGAAGGGCGCATACTCGCCCCAGGTGATCTTCACTTCCGCACCGTTCAGAGCCTTGATGGGTCCGCTGACGGTGCGATTCATCTCTGCTTTACTCATAGTATCATCTTCTTTCATTTGCGTTCATTCTCCGGTACGGTCACCCACACGAATTGGAACAGATGCGAGACGGGGAGGGCGTATTCCTGCCACCCAAGAACGGCCAGGTTACCGCCGTCCCTGAGCGGGAGGTTCTGAGTCTTGGTGTAGGCCCAGATCCTCCCATCCTTGAATCTGAATATGAGGTCACGGATACCCCGGGTCTTGATCTGCTCACCGGCCTGAAGCGCTATCAGAACCTCCACGCCTCTCATTCGTCTTCCTCCAGCACAACCTCCCACTCGTCCCTCAGGAATGTCCCGAGGTCGTAGGATGCAGGGAACCATCTCGGCTCCTGTCCCAGCACGCAGGACCTCTCCATGAGGATGTCGCCCCTGATGCGGTATACGCACTTGGACCTGGCCTCGCGGACGGCAGCTCCCTGGAGCATGCACATCATCGCTTCCGGTCCTTTCATTCGTCATCTCCCCCGATCATCGTGCCGACCCACACGCCGTCCTCGTCGAGGTCATCGATGTGGGTCTGGATGAACCCGTCATTCGCTGTCGTCACCGTCTTCGTCATCTTTCTCCTCCTCCTTCTCCTTCTCCTCCTCCTTCTCCTTCTCCTTCTCCTTCTCCTTCTCCTTCTCCTTCTCCTTCCACACATCCAGTTCCTTGACGTTCTCCAGCGCTTTCACAATGAAATCTCTGTACTCATCCAGACTATCGAGGAGCTTCTCACCAAGTTCCTCCTGCCTCTTGGTGTCCGCGCCGAGGTCCATGCCTGCGACCTCCTTGATGATCATGACAGCCTGCTTGAGCAACATGCCCGCGGATGAAACGGTGCAGATCCTCTTGAACTCATAGGAGGGCATGGCCTCCTCTCTCTTCTTCTTCTCCTCCAGCAACCTCTCGGTCGCGTGGAGGAGGATGTCGAGCACCTTCTCGCTCGCGGTGCCGAACATCATGTCTCCATCCTTATTCGTATACAAACTGTCAGTGATCGTATACTTGTCTTCGTCTTCCATAAGTTCTCAACTCAGAATAAAGTCGTATAGATATAAGTGGTTTGTCATTAAGGCGTTTCAGAGTTTCTTCTTCTTGGTCGCGTACTTGCGTGCTACGATGTCCATGGTCTCGGCTTTGCGCCGGGCCTTCTCCGCAGTCCTATCCTTATCGGACATACCCGCGGTGGAGACGTACGGTGCGCGCACATAGGGGTTGGGGGCCCTCGTGCACGGCTTTCTGGGCATATGGGGCTTCTTCGTCCTCTCCTCCTCGGCCTTCTTCATATAGCGCTTGACGTACTCGGGCACGTCCTGCGACTTCTCCTTCTCCTCTTCTACGGTCGTTCCTTTCGCCTTTGCGAGGATCTCGTATGCCTTCTCCACATCTGCCATCGCCTCACCACCCTGTATGAATATCTCTCTCCCGAGAGCACCCTGACCTCCACATCTCCTGCTCTTCTGAGCTTACGCAGGGCCGCGATGATGCGATTGTGCGCCCTCTTCCACCTGGAATCGCCCATCAGCCTCTTGGACACGGGCCTGAGGTTGCACTCCGGCCCGATCCCGCTGGCGAGCATGAGCAGGACGCGGGTGGAGGTCTCCCACCTGCCATCCACCGAGTGCATGAGCTCGCGCACCTCGTCGGTCAACGTCTGAATCCCGCAGGTGCAGATATGCTCCATCATCTCCCACTCGTCCATTCACTCCCTCCTGTCATTCCACAGTCCCATCGCCCTGGCCTCGTCATTGTCGGCCATAGATATGTCACCGAGCCTGACGGTCGGCCCGCGGGCGTGGCAGAACGTGCAGATGACCGCGCCGAGATCCGCGTCCTCCGTATGGAAGATCATGACCTCGGCGGTCTCGCGCCCGCAGAACGGACACCCCCTCAGTCCTTGCATCCCCACAGCCCCTTGGCTTTCCACAGGCCCGCACCGGACGGGCCGGTGGAGGTCTTGATGACGAACCCGTCGTAACGCATGGTCCTGACGATGGTGGACACCTTGTGGTAGTCTAGGTCCGTGATCCTGGCGACGTCCCTCGTGGTGATCGGGCCCTTGACCCTGATACACTCGAGGACCGCCCTCCAGTCGGGGTCGATATTCAGGTAGCGGACGGTCTTAGTGATGCTCATGGAACTCCGCTCCGATCCTATCGAGCAGCTCGTCGGCCGCCTCCGAGATGGGCTCCGTCCATGAGTCCCATGTGACCGCATCGCTCCCGCTGAACTCGTAGAACTCCTGCACGGCATCGTTCAGGATCTCGATCTCCTGCCAATGCTCGCGGACGATCTCCAGAAGCCTGTCGGTCCTGCCGGACATCTCTGCCTCCTCGACGAGGGGGTGCGCGGTCGTCCATGCACTCGACATGATCGCCTCGAAGTCCTCCAGAGAGATATCTGCCCATGCGGATCTGTTCTTCTCTGCTTCCTCCTTGAGGCGCTTATTCCTATCCCTGAGCATATTTTCGAATGCCTCTTGTGTCTGAGAATCGAACGGGGGGTTGATGATCTGCTTATAGGCTTCGGTCCTCTCCTCTTCTGTGGAAAGATGCACACTACCCACGCCGTAGCATGCCACAACCATCTCCAAACCGTTTATGAGTTGCTTCAGCTCCTCCTGAGACAGGTCGATCGTGGCGTCCTCACCGTTCTCCGAAGAGAGGACACGGATCCTGAAGAGCAACTTGTCCTCCGGGTCGTCCGTATCATCGTCCTCCCCGTCACCGATCGCAGCCTCATACGCACTAATGGCGATTACCCCGCAATCATATGTCTCGGGGAACAGCTCGACCGCATCGATCTCGAGGGACTCGATATCGTCATATCTCCTCTTCGGAACATCCTGAAAACCCACGGGGTGGGTACTCTCTGTCGCGTCATTTTTGTCGTTTTTCATGCTTCTCATGCCTCCCATAGTGCAGAAGTGGTATTAAAAATATTGTTAGCGCATATATAAAACGAGATATATCGGTATAGACCCCTGAAATCAGTCCTCGTAATGCCGGTACACGCGTTTCGACAGAGCTTCGATGGCCTTGTCGGCCTTCTTCGGGTCGGCGGGCTCCATAGCGTAGAGCATCGCGTCCATAAGCTTCATGAAGACCTCAACCTCCTCCGCGTCCGCGCATTCATCATCCGCGATCTCTAGGGCGCCTTCCATGGCATCCATGGCCTTGTAGAGTCTGTCCATGATATAGACGGCATCCATATCGATCCTGTCCTTCATTCCACTACCCTCCACATATCATCCATCTCGGTCGGGCCGAAGAAGACGGCCTTCGCCACGCCGTTGTCGAGGCGCTTCTTGTAGATCATAGCTACGTCGCGATTCATCTCGATGAGGAAGCAATAACTGGGGTCTCCCTTCCTCGACACCTTGCACCCATCGAGCCTCATCTTCTTGTACGCCTCGTCGAAAGTCAGGGGATAGCGTTCGGTGATGTCTATCATACCTCCGAAGCTGTTCGCCCGCGTCCATTCCGACTCTCCGAAGAACCTGTACTTCAGCTCACCCCATTCCAACATATACTCCGCGCATTCGTTCCTGACGACTTTGCCGTCCGCGAGGGCCCTGATGGCCGCAGCCTGTGTGATCATTGCCTCAACTCCACGGACTCGATGTAGTAGCCCTTGCCGTTGTTCATGCCTCTGAAGATCTCCGCTCTCGTCGCCTCTACCGCGGAGAACAGATCGAGATAGGCGCAGAGGATCTCCATCTCCCCGCCGGACATGTCCCTGCAACACAGCAGGTACACCTCGGACGGGGTGTCGGACTTTTCCCTGGGCTTGACATCCTTGGGCACGATGATCGGGCCGTCGGTGCCATCCCAGAATGTGAATCTGTCGCCCAGCATCATCACGCACACCTCCTGTTGGCGGAGAACGTGAACTCCTTGAGCCATCCCGTCCGCGGGAACGACCCGCTGTCCCTGCAGAACGAGAACCCGCACGGACAGTCGATCGCGATGTACTCGACCTCCTCCAGGAGCTGCTTGAACTGCTCGACGCACTCCTTGTACTCCTCATTGCTCATGTAGTTCCTCCAGTCGTCTCCGAGCATGCGGGCGACGTTCTCCTCGCGCTCCGCGTTCTCGCAGTCCTCCAGCCTCTCCAGGTCCGAGAGGATGCCTCCCTCGCAGTCGAGGAAGTGTACATCGTTCGTGGACAGCGGCTTTCCGCACATGGGGCAGGGTTTGAACCTCGGCTCCTCCGTGCTCTCCAGGGTCGCTGTGACAGTCTTCTTGACCTCGTTGTCCGTACTCATTGCTTCAACTCCACCGATGTGACATAGTATCCTGTATCATTGTTCATCTTCTCCCTGCCTAGTTCGTACATGACTTTCGTTGCGGAAGGGCTGCTCGAATAGGCGCAGATGATCGTGGTCTTCCCGCCCAGCTTCTCCGTGAGGCAGAGCAGGAACACCTCGGACGGCTTCCCGTTCGATGTCATTCGCTCCCCTCCGGGCTTGAATCATCTGCCTGCTTCGAGTTCCACTTGGCTACGGCATCGGCTATGTCGGAGCCGCGTACCAGGTTGTCGCCGCATGGTCCATTGGCACTGTGTCCGCATCCTATGCCTGCACCCATCGGGAGGATCATCCAAACCGGTTTCTCTCCGCAGTACCTGCAATTCGATATCTCGATCTTGGTCATTCCTCTTCCTCCTCGTCATCTTCGTCGGGCAGGATCTCCCACTCCTTCGAGAAGTCGGCCAGTGTGATGGGGCGGTCCTCCTTCCACTGCTTCCTCAGCAGGTTGCCGTCGAACCAGTACCTCAGGTCCTTGTGCCTGACGGTCCTCCCGTCGAGCAGTGCACTGACGACAGCCCGTGCATCGGACTCGTTCTCGACGATCTCGTAGGGCAGGTCCAGATTGATGGACTCGCAGGGCTTGATTCCTCCGTACTCCACGAGCACCAGAAGGCGTCCCTCCGGGTCCAGCATATACATCCTTCCGTCGGCCTTGTAGCCTGTGGCTCTGACCGTCTTGCCGGTCATCAAAGCGTGCATAGTCTCTCTTGCGTTCATTCGTTCATCTCCTTTCTTATCTTATCTACTTCGGCTTCTCCCATCACCATCTCGTTCCAGATCTCCAGCGGGGTCTTGGACGAGTCATCGTTCACCGAAGTGACTGTAAATCCGCACTCGGGGCAGGTCATCGTCAACATGCGGGACAGGAAGTCGGCTCTGATCACTATGTCGGTACCGAAGTGGTTGCACTTGGGGCAGGGTAGGGGGTAGGTCATTCCTCTTCCTCCTGCGTCGTCGCATGGGCGCGGACGCACCTTGCAACCATGTTCCACAAGTCTTCTGCCACCATCGCATGGGAGATCAGCATCGTGTCGTCGCAGACGTAGCACGGACCTCTGGCTCCGCACCTGGTGCATTCGACATACACCTTGGAAGAGTGGATGCTACCGATGGCATCGATTCTTGTATCCGCCCTGCCTTCGCAATAGGGGCAGTCCAGTATCTTTTTCATTCCTCTCCCTCCTTCAAGTCCAATGGTATCCCTTCTTCTTCTTCCACTCGTCCTCCGGGTCGAGTCCCGAGTATTTCCTCAGTTCCTCCAGCGTCTTGGGCGTAGCCTGAGTGACCACGTGCTCGGCGATGTATCTCTGGAGATCCATGTTCTTCTTCTGGAGGTCCTGCATGTGCTGGGCCTCCTCGTTCTTGAGCCATCTCTTGAGGTCCTCTGCGCACGCATCGCACATGTGCATGGATGCCGGACGGCCCCAGTAGATGTCCCCCCTGTTGCGTATCTCGGCCCAAGGCTCGGTCATCTCCGCTCCGCATCTGTCGCAGGTTATCATCGACTTGATCATCGCTCTTCACCTCCACTCCTCGACCTTCTTGACATCTCTGAGGTTGATGAGGATGTCCTGCGTGACCAGCACATCATCGCGCACGCTCAGGCCGTCGGGCCTCGAAACCGAGATGTAGGGCGAGCGGATGTTCAGGCTCCACGGCATCTCGCACCCGCTCATGGGGGTAGCATAGATCCAAGTGAAGTCGTCGCAGGTGATCTTGAAGCCCTTGCGGTCGTTGATGTATGATTTGACGATGTATGCTCCGTTCATTCCTTTTCCTCCCTTTCCGCGACGATCATCTCCACGGCCTTGTTCAGGTCGATGATGACATCCTGTGCCCACAGGGCATCCGCACGCACCTCCAGCTTATCATACCTGGTGACCATGACATACGGGGTGATGATCCTTATGCACCACGGCGTGGGGCCTCCGCCCTGGCGTTGAATGCTCACGATAGTGCCATCGGCATAGCGAAGGCCGAAGTTCCTGTGCTCGAAGAGCAAGGCCCTTATGAGATCCGTCCTGCGCATCTTCTTCTCGCCCTCTGCTCCACTCTTCCCTTCGAACCGGTCCACGAGATCGTACCAGCCCATGAACTCGCATATCTGCTTGTCTTCATCGACCTTCCAGGTCAGCTCCACGCTCTGGTTCTGGTTCTTCACTCTGTACCTCAGTTCATCATAGATGTCTGTGAGGCGATTCCATGAGAGGGTCGCCTCTCTGATGGTCGGGAATCTTCTCGAGGATATGCCATCGTGCCTGTCTTCGCACAGCAGGCGGTATGACTTCTCGCCCGTCTCCTCGTCCACGGACTCCACGGGCCAAGGGATCCCGGTGCAATACGGACACAGTTCCGCCCTGACATACTCCCCGCCGTACATCTCCTCTGTGATCTGGAGGCTCGTCAGTTTCTTCTCTCCTTCGCTTGTATACATCTTCATCTCTCTTCCTCCCTCTTCTTCACCACATCGATCTTGATGATCGCGCTGTTCCTGATGAATGTGTCCTTGACCTCTCCGGCCACGTCCTTCATCGTGTACGATTTGGGCTCGAGCATCACATCCCTCGCGACCTCCTTGGCCTCTATATAGTCGTTGTACGAGCGGGAGAACGTCTCTCCCGTCACGAGCGTGAACACGAGCTTGTATCTGCTCATTCCTTGCCCCTCCCGAGCCTCTGAGCGAGATCGGGCCATCCCAAGCACTCGCACATCCTCTTGTCCTCCTTCGCGTCTCCTGACGGCCCCTGCATGCGCAGGCGTGTCAATCTGAGCCACATGGTATCGTAGACATCCCTGGGAGTCTCTGCGCTCTTCTTGGCCATCAGGGTGTCCTCCTGTTCATTCTCTCCATGACCTTCTTCTCGTAGTCGGGGTCGGCGACCTTTGCGAGCTGCTCGTACAGGTCGAGGATCTCGGCACGGGACAGCCACGCATCGCCGTCCTCCCCGCCTCCGAATCCGCAGTTGTTCCAGGCCTCGATGCTGTACACCAGAAAGTCGCGTTCCTCCCCTTCGTGCTCGCCGACGAATCCGGGGCGCAGGAGCTTCACTTCCACCTCTCCCGTAAATTGCCCGGCCCCGGCCGCGTCTGCCAGGTCGCAGACGCGCACATAGCAGCACTTCTCCACCAGGCTCGCGGTCACATGGTTGCAGTTCTGTTCGTTCTCTTCCGTCATCTCTCCTCACCTCTCTGTGCAGTCATGCCCCGAACCCCCATGTCCTCTCCAGCGCGTCGAGCTGCGCCTCCACGTCGGCGAGTTGATGGTTGAAGCTGTACTCATAGCCCATGCGGACGGCGATGACCGCGATGACCGCCACCATGACAGCCAGCGCGATGAACGCCACTGGCGCCCACCTGGGCGTCCTCCCCCTCTCCATGCAGGCTGTCATGTAGCAGCAGTACACGCCGAACACGAGCAGGCAGAAGACGGTGGCTATGAGGATGGCAGGGATCAGCGTGGCCATCTCCAGGTGGTCCAGGTTGTACAGCAGGTCCGCCCTGCTCCCGGACAGCTCGACGTATTTCTGCCAGGCCGTCTGGTACTGGATATCTATCGTTCCGTCGAGCACCATATCAATCATCCTCGTACAGGTCGATGATCTTGTCCATCACAGTATTCATCGCATATGCGTACCCGCATGCCTGGCTCGGCGCTTTGTCGGCCAGCTCCTCCATGAGCTCCAGACATCCCCGGGCCGCGCCGATGTACGCCTTCAGCATGATCTTCTTCTCCGTATCCAGGTCCCTCTGCATCATCTTCTTCACCATCTCCTTCCTTTCCTGATGTCGTCCATGTCGTTCACCAGCCGGTATACCGCCAGCACCGCGACCATGATGACGAGGCCGAGCGCAAGCACCAGCAGTCCGTTCACTCCTCCACCTCCATGAGGTTCATCAGCGGGTCCCTCCTCCTGAACATCGTGGCGCCCACGATCATGGACCCGCTGACGATCGTCACGCTGTCCAGCTCGGGGATGACGCATCTGACGATGCCCCCGTGCCTCATGGCCGTCTCTATGGCGTCCAGCCTGTGCTCGGCCTCCTCTCTGGTGCCGTAGATCTCACGGACGGTCAGGCAGTCCTCTCTCAGGGTGTACACGTACACGCGCCACTCGGCTCTCTCAGTCATGGTTCTCCTCCTTCTTCATCACGAACCGCGGGCAGTCGCCCTCGGCCCACTTCCCGAGCTCCTCGTCCGTCATCTCCTCCTCCCTCGGCCCGATGTCGTACTCGCACGCCTCCGCGTACAGCCCGCGGACGTACACGGTCGTGTTGTGCACGCACCTGTCGCACTGCACGGGGTCGTCCTCGCCGACCGCGACGATGGGGCTCACGCCCTCACCGCCCACATCATGCCCAGCTCGGTCCTGCGCCCGACCAGCCCGTCCATCAGGCGCCTGGTCACGCGCCCCGGCGACCTGCCGTCCAGGGGCGTTATCAGCGTCGTGCCCTTGACGACGAGCCCGTCCGCCAGCCTGAGCACGGGTGCGCCCATGCACCCGCTGTGCACGACGACGCACTCGGTGCCGGCGACGACGGCGGGAGTGACGGTCAGGTCCGGCCCGAACGTCTCCGCGAGGACGTCCGCCCTCATGGCGACGCGCCCCGGCCCCGCCATGCCCCCCGAGATCATCACGCCCTGCATCTCCCTGACGGACGGCAGGTCGACGGACCTCGGCCCGTCCATCTCCTCCGTCCACACCCTCGCCAGCCTGAAGTCGACGCTCATCACGCCGACACCCCTGCCGACCACGCCACGCCGTCCCCGACGACGACGTCGTCCTCCCCGCACGCGCGCTTCAGCGCGCGGAGCGCCTCCACCAGGAGGTCGAGGTGCTCCGTCGGCCCGACCGTGCACCACGCGATGAGGTACGCCATGTCGGCGACGCTCCAGTCCGCGCTGATGTAGTCGATGATCTCGTCCCTGGCGGTGCCGGGGTGCTCGTCGAGCAGCCTGCGTGCGACGTTCGAGGGATCGTCGCCGAGATATGCGATCGTGCTGTTCCTGCATGACGGCAGGAGGTAGAACCCTGCCGTCCTCAAGTCTTCCGTTATGTATGCCTGTTGCATGACCTTTCACCTGCTATCGAGATAGATGTAAGATGTTTATAATGGTTTGTATCCCCCTGCGGATGCCTCTCCGAGGGCGATGACGAGGGTTCCGGGATGCCCGCCGGACGGTGTCCGAGGGGTGTTTCCATGGTGTTTCCGGGGTGCTTCTCCGTGCTTTTCCGCTCGTGGATATAAGTGATATCCGAGCGGGATCGGGGTGTCGGAGAGTCGGTATGAGTTGTTGTTCTGCATTGCATATACGCTATTCAGCCGATGTACAAAAATGTGACTTCAGTTGTCATTCCGCTAATTGATATATCGGTAGAAATCCCGATAAAACCCGATATCTTGAGATTCTGCTGTAACGGGAAATGAACACTTTTGTACATTTTCCGATACGAGTGATACGGACTGATACAACGTCCATATCAAGCGAAATTCTGGAAAATCGATGATTTTTCATAGGTAGTATTTAAAGCCCTATCTTATTTTATACTATATTCTATACTATTTCCTACGTACGATACAGTGATACAGTAAATACTAATGTTACGTATATGAGGAATACGATGAATAAAAATGTACAATGATGTAGGAATGTGTGGTGAATGCAAATATATAGAAGGATTTGAGGGGTTATATCAATCGTTGTATCGGGCCTGTTTTTAGCCTGTTTGTGGAAGATTATCCTGTTTGTGGAATCGTGTTCGGATGCGTTTTTCCGCGTGTTCTCCGATGCTCGGATCGCATCCTCGGAGGAGGTTGCCCGATTGTCAGGAAGCAAGGGAAGCATGGTTGTCGTAATGCAATGTTCAACAGCAAGCGGACGGACGGCCCGACGACGGCCTGCTCCGGGATCGTCGCCGAGCCGCGCCCGAGGGGGAACGGCCCGTCTCCCTGCACCTGCATCGCCTCGCCGCGTCCGTGTGCCCGTGCCTGTGCATATACGCAGGTACGCGTATGCGCGCGTATGTCAACTATCGCGTACGCGTATGCGGACGCTGTGCGGTCATGCGTCGAAGCGGAGAATCCGTTCTTTGGCGGTCTGCTTCGATTCTGAGGGACTTCGAGTGCGAAAAGGTACTGGCGTTCGTCTCGACGGAGAACGTGGCTCTACGGGGCTGGAAACGCTGTTCTTGCTGATCTCGCCGGAGGAGCTGCTCGTGGTCCTGTCATCTGTCCTGCATCTACTCCGATTCTGGTAGCTACTCAAGTTCTGGTAGCTACCAGGATTGCAACAGCTACTTGATTTCTGGTAGCTACTGACGATGTGGTATCATCCTTCGGGGTGATGCCGTGTGACCGTGCTACACTGTAGCATGGACCGTGCTACACTGTAGCA